AGCCGCTGAACGTGGAAGGTCAGGAACCCGGACTGTTCGAGGAGGTGCGCCATGTCTAGAATACTTGCACGTGACGCCAAGCATCACATCGCACGTCGGCAGCAGGTCTACACCAGCAACCGCTCCATACAGGGCCGCTGGACAGGCTTGCCTTACGACTACTTGGAGGAGGCTCGGGCGCTTAGGCTTATCCGCTACGAGTGGGAGACTGCTGTGTATTTCGTCACGACATACGGTGAGCCGATAGCGGCAACGCCTATGCGGGGCGACCTCCGCGTGCTGCTTCCATACGCACCCAGACAGTGGGCACTGCTGAGGCGGTGGCTGCCCTCACCCACGTCGCGCAAATACCAGCGGCTGGTGCGGGACGTTGCCGAGAGCGAGGGAGTGCCCATCGTGTGGGTCGATAACGCCAGCATGCTGATCCCCGCCTGCCTTGGCCTTGGGCAAGTCGGACTGTTCGACGAGCGCTACATAGGAGGAACTCTGCCAGACATTGCACCGGCACTGCACGCTTAATCACTTAATCACATAGGAGCTAATCAAATGGCAACAAACAAAATCGAGACGCTTGAAGCGTTCAACGAATGGGTACGAGAAACCTTCGGTCGTCCGACCGACAAGCTGAACTGGAACTTTGCCGACGGCAAGTACGTGAAGCTGTTTGACGGGCCGCCGAACGCCACCAACTTCTGGATGTGGCGCGAGTTCCTGCGGTTGTACCGGCACCCTCAGACGGGAGTTAGTATGTACAAACCGCCGGTCTGGGCAGGAAAGCTCGACCCCATCGCCAATCACTTCCTGCACGTGGCCATCGGCGACGAGACGCTGGTCGCCTACACACCCAATCCCGAGAAGGGTGTGCGGGACGTGTCCGTCACCACGAAGCCGGGGAAGTATCTCCAGAAGTTCTACCCCTCACTGACCGAGGAACAGATACGACTGTATGCCAACGAGCACCGTGATCTGTACAGCAACGAGGACGTAGCGTTCGCTTGCACCGCCGACGAGGTGGAGCACGTGTATCTGCATGGGCCGTCGTCGTGCATGAAGAAAGCCGCCAACCAGTTCACCACCGGCATCCAGCCGGTGCGGGTGTATGGTGAAAGCCCGGACATTGTGCTGGCTTATCTCGACCGGGATAAGGGCATCAGCGGTCGCGCGTTGATGGACATAAGCCAGAAACCGCCGGTCTTCTCCCGCGTGTACGGGGACATGAACCTGAAGACGAAGCTGGAGCGCATGGGTTTCCGCTACGTCGGCGACGGTCAGCCGATGACTGGCACGAAACTCAAGATCGTGAAGGACGACTTCGGACGCATCATCATGCCCTACGTGGACTGGTGCGGGGTTGGGCGGGTCGACAACGAGACAGGTCTTATCACGCTCAACAAGTCAGGCGGTGAGCGCGTCAGCTTGCAGAACACCGCAGGGTACATCGAGAAGACCTACCAGTGTCCGACCTGCAATGGGCAGACTTCTGGCGCGTCCATGATGTACCACGAAGTGCACAACCACAGCAAGGTTCCGGGGTGCGCTTCATGCTTCGACAACAGGGCGATTGTCCAAGGGCTGGCGCGCGGCGGGAATGCGGTCAATATGCTCAGGGCAGAGGCCTCCATGCTCAAGTTGCAGGATGGCACCGAGGTCTATTTCGAGCAGGGCGTGGAGCCTGCCGATCTGGGGCTTGTGATGTTCGGCAAGGGCTGGGTGCCGGAAAGCGAACTGATTGATACCGTCAACCGGGGCAAGGTCTGGTCGAGGCACACACAAACGCTGACGCTGCGCGGCGGCCTGCGATTCGTGGTCGAGGAGGATGCGATGAGTAATCTGAGCCTTGACGACTTCGTCGTGGGCAGAGTCAAGACCTCGCTAAGCACGGAGGTGCTGTACAAGCCCGACCGCTCAACGCTCGTACGTGACAGGGGATCGCTCGGCGAGATGGCGCGGTACGGCATCAGCATGGGCCTGACGCTGGCGGAAGTCTTCGACTGGGTGCTCCCATCGGGAGTCAACACAGCCTCGCTACGACGGCTGGGCCGCTTGCTGTGGAACCGGGACTACAGCCAAGCGTGGGACGCAGCCGACAGCTTCCTGCCGGACGTCTACGAGTACCCGAAGGAAATGCTCGACCACCTCGACGTGGCTGAAAACAAGCGTGCCCGCAAGGAGCGCCTCAGCTATCGCATCGACGAATTCGGCACTGCTGACCTCAGCGTCGCCGCCTAACTCAAGGAGAGAATCATGGAACGACTGATCGAAATGCTTTCACACAAGCGCCCCCACGGAAGTGAAACCGAGAAGGAGTGGGTGAAGAAGTTTATCACCGACCCCCACACCCACACAGAGCACGAGGGCAACATCGTCATCGTCACTGACCCGAACTCTCGCACGCTATTCTCGGCGCATACTGACACCGTGCACCACGAAGGCGGGCCGAACGATGCGAAGTACGATGCCGACCTGCTGCTGGCGTACAAGGATGACAACACGCCGCTCGGCGCAGACGATGCCGCAGGGGTCTGGCTCCTGCTGGAAATGATCGACGCGAAGATTCCGGGGACGTACATCTTCCACCGGGGCGAGGAGCGCGGCGGCATCGGCTCCCGTTGGATGAAGGAGAATCGCAAGGAGCTGCTCAAGCAGTACGACCGGGCCATTGCCTTCGACCGACGTGGGCGCAAGGATGTCATCACCCACCAAGGCGGCACGGAGTGCTGCTCCCCCGAGTTTGCGAAGGCGCTGTGTGCGGGACTCGAAGGGGAGTACGCGCCCTGCCCCGGCGGATCGTTCACCGACACGAAGAACTACATCGGGCTAATACCCGAGTGCACGAACGTAGCAGTTGGGTATGACCGAGAGCACTCATCAAACGAGACGCTCGATGTGGAACACCTGATGCGGTTACGAGAACGTGTGCTCACCATCGACTGGGAGAAACTGCCCACGGTGCGTGAGCCTAAAGAACCTGTGTATGGTGGATACCTCGGACGCAAGAGCTACGGCGGCGGCTGGGGCTACGGCGACTTCGACGACTTCGACGACGACTTCGCCGCGTTTTATGGTTACTCGAAACCCAGAGGTGGCTCAGGAAGGCGCAAGCGGCCACCTGCAACTGTGACGCAACTGCCGCAGCGTACCCCTGCGGGCTTGCTGCCTATCACGCCCGACCCGAGAGCAGAGGAGCGCATCAAGCGCGGCGCTCTGGTTCAGCGGTTGAAGCTGATGCCCAGCCTAATCAACACGCTCACCTATCAAGAGATGAGCGACTTGGCTTGGGCCGATCCCGATACCTTTGCCACCGTGGTCTGGACTTATATCAAGACTGGACAGAATCATGTTAAAGCCCGTAAGTGATCTGCTCTCGTGTGCACGGTTGTGTGCGCGAGAACCCGGAAAGGTTGGCGATGCCGGGACTTCGGTCATGAGCTTCTTGGTGCTGCATCTCAAGGAGTCCGTGGTCACAGTCCCCCGTGAACTGGAGAAGCACGTCAAGACCATCGAAAAATTCTGTGGGGGATAGCCATGCGAATGAACAACAGTATGCGGTACAGGCTACGCAACCGGTTCATAAGTGATTTTGAATCCAAGCTGATGGCGCTATACAGCAAGCTTCACGAAGGTGTGACGGACGATGAGCGGCGTGAGTTTCTCGTGCTGTGTCGGGAGCGAATACCTCCCGAGGAGCGACAGGTAGCTATGATGATGAAAGACCACCCGGAGTTGGCAGGGTTTGTCAGGACAACCAACCGCATCATGGTGCGGGAGACTGTGTATCGCTCCGTCGAGATAGTTGACACCGAGCAGGTATATGCAATCCCGGTGGCGTTCGGTTCGCGCAGTGCGGTGATCCTGCACGTAGCACCGAGCGACGACAGCCGCTTCGCGAAGCTGTACGAAAAGCTGCTCATGGAGCACTACACCCCTGAGCCGGTGCGACAGGCGAGAACCACGGTGGACTACTATGTGCGATCTGCTCTCGCCGCCGCAACCACGATGGAGACGCTGGTAGAAGTGTGGCCGGAAATGCGTGCGACCGCCGAGCAGGGGGCTGCTGACCTGCTCCAAGGTCTTGCGCCAAAGACCCGAGTCAAGCCGTCCGATGAACTCATGAAGTACATTGCCGCCACTCGGCGAGAACAGGAGCAGGCTATCGAAAGTCTCGACCCATTCATAACGTAGGAGGTATCATGCCCAAAACAGAAGCCGACAGGCTTAACAACATTGAAACCCGGCTGACGCGGATTGAAACCCGCCAAGCTAGGTTCATGGTTGCGCTAGGCATCGACCCATATGGGGAGGTGGCTAAAGCAAGAACGCAGCGCATCCGGCTGCGAGATGATTACAGACTGGAGATACCTACACTGGATGTCTCCATTCTGGACTTGAGGCAGTTTCTCACGTCGAAGAATCTCGCAGCCGGGAGTTATGACGTGCTGCATCAGGGGGCACTCGTTGCCACAGTTGTATTGAAGTAATCATTTAACAGGAGCTAATCAATCATGGGAACTATCCAATCTGAAATCCTCACTTACGGTGCTATCGAAGCGCATCTTCGAGCACACCCTGACCAGTGGTTTCACGCACGGCAGCTGGCTGAAGTTGTCCCGCAGCTGAAGGACGCCGACGTGAACAAGATCAGCAACAAGCTGCGGTATCTGGAACAGATCGGCACGCTGGTGCGTCGCCACACGAAGGACACGAACTTCCGTGGCGTCTTCGACTACCAGCTGTCCCCGACTGCTGCGGCCGCGGCCCCGACTACGCTGAAGCGTGTGTACGCCAAGCGCAAGACCGAAGCCGTGTACCGTGACATCGACGCATGGGTGCAGGCGCACTCCAGCGTGGAGAACCCTATCCACGCCTTGGACATTCGCGCACGCTGCCCGTACTTCAAATCCCAGTGGGAGGTCTACTCCTATCTGGACAATCGTCGCAAGAAGAAGTTGCTGATTCGCAGCACGGCTGGCGCTGGCCGTATGAAGTTCGTGTATTACTGGAACCCACAAGCCGTTTCAGCACCTGCACCAGCACCCGTGGAGGCACCGGCACAAGTTATCTCCATGCCGCAGCGCACGAGCGCGGTGCCGGTAAGGTTTGGCAAGTGTGCGATCAACGTGGATGCCGAGACGGGTGAAGTATCCATCTCCGTTGGTAGCATGGTTATCAACATCAAGAATGCGGGGTGACTATGCCGCTCGACGTGAACCTCACCACTGGGGGTGTCAGTCATGTCGGTGCAGTACGCAAGGTCGAAGTGCCACGTAAACGTGACGTGCTGGATGCCTATGATCGCATCGGCAAAGCAATCGACCGAGGCTTGCTGCCATCGAAAGAAGACTGGCTCCTCGTACATCGCTTCATCCTGACTAGGAGTTGACATGGGCATCGTGATTGCCACGAAGGTGGGTCGCCATACCGGACTCATCGCGCGGCAGACCGATGCCTATGTCGAAGTGATACGGTTGACGAATCGGGGGCTGGACACTGTCCGGCTCACCGAGGAGCAGCTTATCGCTGACTGGGGTCAGCTGACCGCGTATACATCGAGTGGTGGGGTACAGCGATTTATCAAACTGGCACAGACTTGTCGCACCACGAAGCGGGTGCGCGATCTGTTGCTGCGTCTCGAACGCGAGTACCCGCCAGAAACGGCTTAGTACCGCACCGCCTTAGACCGAGGAGCATATGAAACTAAGAACAGACTTACCACCAGAACAGGCAAAGCGGCAGCTGTTGCTGGACTACCTCAACCGCCACGGTGAGTGTGAGGCAGGTGTGCTGGCTCACCTGCTGGGTGAGCGCCGCCGCACCACCTCCGTGCGCTTGCAGCGCATGGCCGAAGCTGGCGAAGTGACGCGCCGGTACGCCCGTATTGGACGGACATGGGGCTACTACTTCACCGCAGTCGCCACCGTGACTCAAGCAAAGATGCCGCTGCTCAGCTGGGAGGCAGAGCAACTGCGGCTCAAGCAACGCGACAAGCCTGTCCGTCGCAAATCGACTACCGGGCATTACGTCAACGACATCGACACTCGTGGCCCCCACCGCAACCAAGGTGGTCAGGGCGCGATTGTCGAGAGGCGGCGAACTGTCGGGGAGATTATCTAGTTTGTAGGTACAAACTGAAAGGAGCTAATCATGAGATTCAAAACCCCTCAACGGGTGGTCAACCTCTCATTCGCAGGATACCTGCTCATGACTGTCATCTGCTTCGGCCCGGCAACCGTGGAGAGTGAGCGCGTCCAAGCTAAAGAAGAACGCGAATGCACACCCCAGCCACAATGCCGTGCATACGCCACGCAAGCAGGAGTCGGCATATTCAAGGCGGTGTTCTGGCCGCTCTGGATTTCGTATCGCCTAGCCGGTGGTAACGCCGACCTTTACAAAGAAAGGAGCTAACCATGAGCACCGAGTGGGAGTTCAACCCTGATCTTGATATTTCATACGATGAAGTAAAGATCACACGGCACGGCAGCGGGATAGCCGTAGCGTACTACAAAAAAGGAAAGTATATCGCCACGATGAAGGTCAGCGAGTGCGACCTATGTCGAGGTGACACCCTGACGATTACGGGACTGACGGGGTCATTCCCCATAAAGGGGTGCTGACATGACAGAGGACGCTGAACTGTATGCCGGGTGGAAGAAGCACAAGCAGGAGAAGCGCGCATCGAACAGGGTGCAGAGTGCAGAACTGCTGGATCGGGCAGACGTTAAGTACGAGGTCAGGAATGAAGGCGCGCACCTGATCGTTGATACGTGCGGCACGCACCCAAACCAGACGGCTGTGGATTTCTGGCCGGGTACAGGCCTGTGGATCAGACGCGACAACCATCATAGGCAGCGCGGCGTACACAGCCTTATCAAATTTATCAAACATGGAGCTACAAATGGAAAACCTTAAAGGACTTCACTTCACCAGCGCCGACCGGCAGATACTGCGCGACCAGCTCGTTGTCGCAGTCGAGGAGACGCCGCAAGAGGAGATAGACAGCAACCCCGGAGCCGCAGACCTGCTCAACACGATACTGAACCTGATCGACGACTGCACAGCACTGGAGGCGGCGCTGATCCATGTGCATACCCGACTGGATGAGGCGCAGGAAGCCATCTCGGACGCGGTTCAGGGCGATCTTGAGAATGGCGTCGCGTGGCTGAACGATGCAGCGGCAGAGGAGTTCAACACCAAGTATCCGAACATCTCGAAGGCGCTCGGCATGGTGGTCGAGATTGGCGTGCTGGATGAGGTGCGTGACCCCGAGGGAGAGCAGACATGACTGAAGACGAAGCCTTTGCGAAAGCAATGGAGGGGCGACAATACGGTGAGGATGAAACGCGCGATGCACGCGCATGGTTCCACGCGGGCTGGGAAGCGCGGCGCTCCGAACGAATAGCCGACCGCCTCTACAACGGTACTGCTGCCGAGTCCGAGCTGGAAGAACTGCTCGACGATGCAGGCGTGATTTACGAGAAGACCGGCTGGGATTATTACGACGACTCTGTTGAGATTTACGGGGTGCCCCCTGAGTCCAGACTGGAACAGAGCACCCTGAAGCAGCTGCGTGCCGCTGGGTTCATGAAGGCATACGTGAACCATACCGATGGCTGGGAGACGCACTACAACCTGATGACCGGTGTGCCGTGGCGCGTCAGTTACCCAGACAAGCGCAAGCCGGAAGGCGGCAGCATCTGGGTCGAGGAGCCCGTCCCTACATGGCCGCGCGCATGGTTTGAATCGGGATACGTCTTAGTCATGAAACTGCTAGGAGGAAAGAAATGAGCATCATATGTAAGTTGTTTAGCCATAAACCCCTGACCACAGGGGGCCGGGTCGGCGGCAGGCTTGATTGGGTGGAAGCCCGAGTAACACGTAAGGCCGGGATATTCGCTGCAGCTGTACCGGAGACCTACGCTCACGGGTCGCAATACAGGCTGCTGACTGACGGGCGTGCGTACCTATGTCCAGAGTGCGGCGGGTATGGAGCTACTGCGGATTCGCTCACATGCAGTTTCTGCGGTGGTGTAGGTACGTTGGCGTTGACTGACCCACGCATAGTTACAGGAGAAAAGAAATGACTGCACTATTCACCATGCTTGCCATACTGACAACCCTGCTGGGCATCCGGTGGGTCGTGGCCGTCGCCCTCGACGCCATGCTGCGCGATCTGCTGCGCGACCTCAACGAAGCACTCATCATGAACCACGCGCCTGCATCGGCAATGTTGAGTTATGCCGACCTGCCACGGGTGCGCGATATGGTATTCGACCTCACCCTGTGGACGCCCCGCGAAGCCGTGCGGATGTATGTCCAGTCGCAGCTGCATGAGCGAGGGTTTAAGAAGGCGGCGGCTGTCATCGACGAACTATGAGGGGTACGCCAAATGAAACCAAGCCGTGAGGAAGTGCTGAAGATTGCGATTGATTGTGGCCTCATCGTTGACGAGGATTACAACCACATCTGGTTTGATCTTGTTCAACGCTTCGCCGCTGCCATCTACGAAGCCGGTGCGAAGTCAGAGCGTGCGGTGTCGGACAGGCTGCTGGAGGCGTTGAAGGGATCACGAAGCGCATTTGAAGCAGCAAACGCTTGGCTAGATGGGGGTGGCGCAATAGAGGACACTATCTGGTATTCGGCAACTGAAACGCTGTTTGATTACATGGATTCAGCCATCGCCGAAGTCGAAGCCATGCGAAAGGAGAAACCGGAATGAGTAAGTTTAGACTTGGGAAAGACGGCTGGCCGACAGATGAGGCTGTTATCGACCAACGAGATAAAGAAATAGAATCCCTCCGCCAGCAGCTTGCCGAGTCGCAGGCGCGGGAGAAGGCGTTGCGTGATGGCTATAGAAAAATTCTGGCGTGGCCCTACCTTAGCGATGAACTGAGAAGGGCTGTTACAGCACCACTCGCCATACCATCCGACTCCACCGCTCTCGACGCTGCCATCGCCAAGGCAAAGCGGGAGGCGCTTCTAGAGGCCTCTAAAAGATTGGCTGGAACTCCAGCAGCTTGCGATCTTGAAGACATGGCCGAGGAACTGAAAGGTGAGCAGGGATGAATGACAAGGCAATAACATTGTTGAAGCGATTGGAATGGAGTGCGTTTTATAGCTACTGCACAGGATGGCCTGCTTGCCCTGTCTGCAAAGGTATTAAACCCGGATACGGGCGCGATGAGCGAGGTGTATTACCTGACCAACAAGGACACCGTAAAGGATGCGAATTGGAAATCGTGCTGAAAGGTGAGCAGGGATGAAACCATTTTTAGTATTTATCGCATTTACCGTAATTTTTATCTTCACAGCAGCAACTTGGTTGGCTTGGTTTACAGGCGCTACAGGTTGCACTGTGTGCTTCTTTAATTGAGGTGAGCAGGAATGAAATTCCAACCAGAAGACTGGGTGGGCCTCGACCTTGAGACGGGCAGCTACGTGGACAAGGCCTACCCGCTGCAACCATTCCGTCTGCTGCACAAGCAGGCCCACATCCGGTCGATTGCGCTGACGTGGTGGGACGGCAAGCAGCTGCGGTCGAAGGCATGGTACAACCCAAGCGTCACCACGCTCAGTAAAATCCTGAAGTCGATCAGCCACCTCAAGGTGCTTACGTGGAATGGTTCGTTCGATGTGGCATGGTTCATCGCCGAAGGACTGGAGGAGGAGGTCAACGCCATCCAGTGGGTGGACGGGATGCTGCTTTGGCGTCACCTGTTCATCGAGCCTGAACCGGAGAACCGGAAGAAGAAATCGTACTCGCTGAAAGCTGCGGTGTGTGAGGTCTATCCTGAGCACTGCGGCTATGAGGACGGCATCGACTTCAACACTGAAACCGAGGAAGGCATCGCCGACCTGCTGCTCTACAACCGCATGGACACCACGTTTACCTACAAGCTGTCGCGTGGGTATTGGCTTCAGCTTAACGAGGCACAGCGGCGTGTGGCATTGATCGAGGCGGGGTGTATACCGCTAGTCGCAGGCACGGCCATCGAGGGCATCCACATCGACGTGAACGCTGCGTTGAAGCTAGGTGTGAAGCTCGAACAGGACGCGGAGGCGGCGTTTGCCAAGCTGCTTGAGTCGGAACCGGACATCACGCCAGAAGTGCTGGCCTCACCCAAGCAGCTGGCCGAGTTGCTGTACCAGCGATGGGGGTTGCCGGTCATGAAGCTCACCGACAGCGGCGCTGACTCCACCGACAAGGAAGCCCTGCACGAACTGGCCTTCATCGACGAGCGGGCGCGCACGGTTCGCGCCTACCGGGAAGCGAAGAACAACAAGACGAAGTTCGTCGACTCCACCTTGGCCAGCGTCGAGTATAACGGTGACGACTGCACCCGGCCCAACGCGCGCATCTTCGGCACGTACACCGGACGCATGACGTACTCCAGCAAGCAGGGCAGGGGCAAGGACGAAGTACCCACCGGGGTGGCGCTGCACCAATGGAAGCGTGACCCGCTGTTCCGCGAGATGATCGTGCCGCCAGAGGGTTACGACCTGTGCGAGTTCGACTTCGCCGGTCAGGAGTTCGGCTGGATGGCGGTCGAGTCCGGCGACGAGCAGATGCTGGCGCTGCGTGAGCCGGGTGAGGATGCACATACGTACATGGGGTACAACATCTGGGTGCAGGAAGCACCGGAGGTAGCTGAGATGTTCGACTACCCTGCGATGATGGGTCAGGTGCACGACGGTATCAAGGCAGCAAAGGCGCACAGACAGTTAGGCAAGGTAGCCAACCTGTCATTGCAGTACCGCACGTCAGCACCGAAGTTGCGCAGTGTAGCTAGGGTGCAGCACAACATACCTATGACACCTGAGCAGGCACAGCTGATACGTGCGACATACCTGAATACGTTTAAGGGTGTACCAAATTATTGGGCCAGACAGATTGCATTCGGCAGGCAGCATGGCTATATTGAAAACTTAGCAGGTCGTCGTGTGCAACTGAGGGGCGACTGGACAGGGCGTGATGCGTGGGGGTTGGAGTCCACTGCGATCAACTATCCCATCCAGAGCATTGGCGCAGAGCAGAAGTATCTGGCGCTGCTCGTGTTGCGGGACTACCTGCCGCAAGTCGGGGGGCGGTTCTACTTCGAGTTGCATGATGGTTTGTTCGTGCTGCTACCGAAACATCGGTCGCGGCAGGAAGCGTTGCGCATCAAGGCGATGCTGTCGAATCTTCCATACAAGAAAGCGTGGGGGTTCGAGCCGCCTATCTCCTTCCCGGTGGATGCGAAAGTTGGCCCCAGCTGGGGCGCGTTAGTTGAACTTAACTGAGGGGTTGAGCTATGGACTTTGCGCGATACAAGGAATGGGCTGCGGAGCAGGTCTGCTGCGATTGCGGCGCAAAAAAGGCCGACGTAGTCGAGGGCGATGTATGGGTCACTGAGACGCAATGCTGGAAGTGCTTTGTGGCAAATGGGCCGCCTGAGCGGCGCGGTTTACCGGGCGCGCGTGACCTTGCCCGTCAAGCAGGGATTATTTCTAACTAACCACCAAGGAGCAAATCATGCCGATGAAGGAACGCAACTACAAGCAGGAATACAAGACCGCCAAGGCGCGGGGCGAGAACGGTACGGGATCGCAGTCCGATGACGCGAAGCGCAAGCGGTTGCGGCGTGAGGCGCTGGCCACGGGGAAGATCAAACCGTCCGATGAACTGAACCACAAGAAGCCGCTGTCCAAAGGTGGGCCGAATACGCTGTCGAACGCCGAGGCGTCCACACCCGGCAAGAACCGCAGCTTCCCCCGCAACAAAGATGGCAGCATGAAATAGCGACTTAGTACCTAGCATGGCGGAGGCGGCGGAGCATCTGGGTAAAACCATATCTGACATCGTCAGAGGTCGAAACGTGGTTGTGGAGGTGTCGAAGGAAATCCTTGAGGAGTGCGGCATAGCCGTCGACTCATTGGCGTATGTCGACTGGCTCAGCCGCTTTGATTTACGCGCGATCAGGGGCGCGTACCGAATATCTTTTTTTAGGGGGTCACGATGACATACGTTACCTGTATGGGTGAGGTGTACCGACTCACCAAGACGCAGTACCTGCTGCTCATGCAAGCGGTAGCCAATGGCAGAAGCGCAGGCGAGTTTTTAATGGCGCTCAAACCGCTGGGGAAGGTCGAGAACGTGACCGACCTGCTTCAAGGTGAGGCGCGCGAGTGGCTATCAGGTGAGCGGAAGTGACACCGGAGAGTTTCGACCTGACCACCGCGCGTGAAGTAGTTGGCGATAGCTTGGCGCGCACGATTGAAGCCAAGGCACGTCAAGACGCTGACGCGCAAAACTTCGACCCGCCCACGCCTAGCGAAGCAACGTATTGGGACAGGGCGCTGAAGGAATTTGAAACGGTTGTTTATCGGGAACAGTACGCCAAGCGTCTAGCACGAAACGCTAGAAAGTTGGCTGCAAAGGAGAAACCATGACAGCGTGGTCTTTTAGTTCGCTCGACCTGTTCGAGACGTGCCCCAAGAAGTATTACCACCTCCGCATTGCGAAGGACGTGAAGGAGCCGCCGTGGGAGCACCGTCAGGAAGGCGAGGATGCCCACCGCGCGCTGAAGAATCGCCTGCACCGGGGTGCGCCCCTGCCTGCCGGACTCCAGAAACTGGAGTCGCTGTGTGCCCGGCTCGAAGCCGCGCCGGGGCAGTTCTACCTTGAGTACAAGCTGGCGCTCAACGAGAACCTCCAACCCGTGGACTGGTTCGCCAAGGATGTATGGGTGCGTGCCATCCTCGACATGGGGAAGATCAACGGCGACAAGGCGCTCATCCTCGACTGGAAGATGGGCAAGAAGAAGGAAGAATGCGACCAGCTGGAACTGTTTGCTGGTGTGGTCATGGCGTGGAAGCCCGAAGTCCAGACGGTAAACACCGGGTTCGTGTGGGCGAAGGATGACGTCATCACCGACGCATCCATCACCAGTGAGGTGTATACCCGCGAACGTGACTTTGCGCGCATCTGGGGCGAATACAACCGGCGTGTCGCCCGCATCGACAAGGCTTCCAAGGAAGGAGTGTGGCAGCCACGCCAGAGTGGTTTGTGCCGCAGGCACTGTCCGGTGAGTACCTGCGCCTATTACGGAGAGTGAGATGAAATTCGTCCTTGCTGAGACAGCAGCGGAAGCAGCCCGATTCATTCGGGACAACGGCACCCACAGCTACTACGACCGGATGTATGTACTGCGAAACGTCGACCAGCTGCGAGGGGTTCGCGGCCCCGCCGCCGAGCTGATCGTGCTGGGGTCTGCGCCTATGCGTCGTGACTACGAGCAGATCATGGAACTGGCACGTATCCGCGAGGTGACGGTGCGCAGGATAGGCCGCGACGCCCCGGCGCGTATCTGGGTCACAGCTGACGAACACTCCCATATGCGCAGGCGGTCGTTCGACGATCAGGTTGACGCCTATGCGTACTTTAACAGTCTGCTGGAAACGCGCATGGCCAGAACGGTCACGGTGACTTCCTCTACGACGGCATCTAGTGGAGCGACGTATGTCACTACAGCCGCAACCACGTACCCCAGCACGAGCATCCGATCCACGTCGACTTTCGAGGCACTGAGCATTCGGATTTGCTCGGGCCGTATGCCGCCGAGACTGACGCCGGACGAGCGTGCAAGAGTGCTGTGTGGTTCGATACTCGCGCACCCACTGGAACCGGTGGCACCGCCACCTAAAGGTCTATTTGACGAAGCTGTGAACCTTGACGCGATGCCGCGCATATGACGCCCGAGGGTCGCATCAAGGCCAAGGTCAAGGAGTTGCTGAGGGCCTATGGAGTGTACTGGCACTGCCCTGTGCAGAACGGCATGGGTGCGCCGAGCCTCGACTTCATATGCTGCGCGAACGGTCTATACCTCGGCATCGAAACGAAAGCGCCGGGGAAGAAACCCACCGCGCGGCAGGAAAACACTATGGCTGCCATCGAAGCAGCCAACGGAGTGACGATTGTAGTTGATGGCCCCGAGTCGCTGGAGCGGCTGGAGTTCATCGTAAAGAAAATGGGGTGTACCCGTGCTGGTAGCTGAGCGCCACAAAAAACTGGTTGTACCTTCACCCTACGTGGATAAGGTAGCGGCCATCATCCCTTCGGCCAAGCGGTTCGAGTTGGAAGGTGAGTCCATGCTTGCCGTACCCCACCTCATGGACGAGACACGGGTGCTGCGCAACCTCGGACTGGATGCGCCGAGCCCCATCCTGTACTACTACGACTGGCCGCGCATGATAGGCATCGACCCGTTCGACGCCCAGCGCGAGACGGCAGCGTTCCTGACGCTCAACAACCGGGCATATGTGCTGTCGCAGATGGGCACAGGCAAGAGTTTGTCCACGCTGTGGGCTGCCGACTACCTGATGTCGATGGGGCTGGTGCGCCGCGCGCTGATACTCTCGCCCTTGTCCACGCTTGAGCGGGTGTGGGGTGATGAGATTTTCAAGCACATGGGGCATCGCACGTACACCGTGCTGCACCACCCGAACCGCAAGCGCCGACAGAAGCTGCTACAAGAGCAGACCGACTTCTACATCATCAACCACGACGGCATCAAGGTCGTGCTAGATGACCTGCTGGCGCGCGAGGACATCGACCTTGTCGTCATCGACGAGCTATCGGTGTTCCGCAACGCAGGCACCGAGAGGTGGAAGGCGCTCAGAGCGCTGACGGCGAAGGCCGACAGGGTGTGGGGGCTGACCGGCACACCCATCCCCAACGAGCCGACCGATGCTTGGGCGCAGTGCCGCCTCATCACCCCGGACACCGTGCCACGCTATGCGACCCGGTTCCGTGACATGACCATGCGACAGATCGGCACATACAAGTGGATACCGAAGCCTGACGCACTGGAAGTCGTGGCCAAGGCGATGGTGCCGTCCATCCGGTACACGCGCGATGACTGCATGGACTTGCCGCCAGCCATGTTTGAGACGCGGAGCGTGCCGCTGACCGCCGAGCAGAACCACGCATACAACACCATGATGGTGAAGCTGCACATGGAGTATGCTGAAGGTGTAGTGACGGCAGCCAATGAGGGTGTTAAGATGTCGAAGCTGTTGCAGATAGCAAGCGGCATCGTGTATACAGCTGGCGGTGGTGTAGTACACTTGGACTGTAAACCGCGCATCGAGGAGTTAGTGAATACTATCTCTCAGGCAGGTACGAAGGTGATTGTGTTTGCTATATTTACTGAGACATTACTGATGCTTGAACGTGAACTTAGCAAGCATTGGAGTGTAGGTGTGGTGCATGGTGATACGAACCAGAACCAGCGGAACGAGATACTGGGCAACTTCCAGCGCTCCCGGCACCCGCACGTATTGCTGGCGCACCCCCGCACCACATCGCACGGACTCACGCTGACCGAGGCAAGCACCATCATCTGGTACACGCCTACGACGAGCAACGAGCAGTACGAACAGGCCAACGACCGCATCCAGCGCAGTGGGCAGAAGCACCAGCCTTACATTATCCACATGGAAGGCACCGTGGTTGAGCGCCGGGCTTATTCCCGGCTACGCAGCAAGCAGAACACTCAGGGACTGCTGCTGGAGATGATGGAGGGTACACACGATGATGCTTGACGCACGTATCAGAAAAGTGTAACGTGAAGTTACAACAACACACTAGGAGCTAATCATGCCTAAGGCAGAAGACATTATCTCGGCCTACATCAAGGTGCGGGATTTGAAGGACGAAGTTGAGGCGCGGCACAAGGAAGAACTCAAGCCCTACAAGGAAAAGCTTGAAATCCTCGGTTCCGCGCTGCTGGAAATCATGCAGAACGTGGGTACTGGTGAGCTGAAAGGCCCAGCCGGTGTCGCCTTCCGCACCACCAAGACGTCGGCCACGGTTGCTGACCGTGAGACGTTCAAGCAGTTCTGCGAAGCGCATGACCTGTGGGACTTGGCCGACATCCGGGCAAGCAAGACGGCCATCGCAGATTACAAGCAGGAGCATGGCGATCTGCCACCCGGTATCCGGTGGTCGAGTATGTATGACGTTAACGTAAGGAGAAAGTAATGAGCACCGCAATGAAGCTGTTTGACAAGGCAGTACCGGCACACATCTCGTCCCTGTTCGGTGTCACCGACAACGATGACCTGACGCAAGGCGTAGGTGTGGGTTATCCTGTGTTCTCGATTCGCGGCAGCAAGTGGCGCATCAAGAAGGGCGACGACGAAACCCTCATCACCATCCCCAACACCGAGGACGCAGCCCCGGCCATCGAGGTGGTGATCCTGAAGGCGAACCCGGCGCTGTCGAAGACGTACTACAAGGCTGCCTTCGTCGAGGGCACCGACGCCAAGCCGGACTGCTTCTCGAACGATGGCGTCAAGCCCGACCCGTCCGTGGAAGCCCCGCAGTGCAAGACCTGCGAAGCCTGCCCACAGAACGTCTGGGGCTCGAAGATTTCGCCGCAGGGCAACAAGGTCAAGGCTTGCGCCGACGTGCGCCGTCTGGCTTGCGCACCCGCTGGTGATCTGACTCAGGCCATCCTGCTGCGCGTACCGGGTGCATCGCTTGGCGACCTCGCCAAGTACGGTGGCGACCTGAAGAAAGCCGGTGTCAGCTATGCCGCTGTCGTGACCAAGCTGGCATTCGACGCCGACGCAGCGTACCCGAAGCTGACCTTCAAGGCAGTGCGTTACCTGACTGCCGAAGAAGCGCACACCGTGCTGGAGACGATGAAGTCCGGCATCGTGGAAACCATCGTGTCTCTGCCCATTACCCACGGTTCTACCGAGGGCGGCGAGAAGGCCCCGGAGAAGGAACCGACCAAGGCCGAGACGAAGCCCACATCGAAAAAGGCTGCTGCAACGACAGCGGCATCGACTGCTGAGGAGGCACCGCAGTCGAAACCGGAAACCCCGGAACCCACCTCGGAAACCCCCGCCGCAGCTGAGGTGGTTTTATCGCCGGAGCGGGCAAGCAAGCTGGACTCCATTTTGGAGTCACTTGCGTAATTTGCAGAAGGAGTGAATCATGTCCATTAAACTTGAAACAGGCATCCCTATCCCCCCGGTGCGCCGGGGACTGGCACTGCCGTTCGAGGCGCTCGAAGTGAATGAGTCGTTCTCAATGGCTGTCCCCAGCAACCAGAAACCGGGGCAGTTCGCATCCAAGATTCGTTCGCGCGCGATGCTGTATGCCAAGCGTCACGGCGGCAGATTTCTTGTGCGCATTGTTGACGATGAGGGCGAAGGGGATGCTGTGCGCTGCTGGCGCACTCAATAACAATACAGCTCCTCGTGTGAGGAGCCGAGAGGTGGTGTGTGTGTGTGCACCACCTCTTTTTTGTTCTATTGTTAAGGGATGGCCACACTAATGATACCGTCATTCAACAAGACCGTGTTCGATACGGCACAACTGCGAACGACCGAAGTCGCCAGTTTGCTGTCTGTCCACAGAGTTAGTGTAAGTCGCTGGCGCGCAGGTAAGCCGGTCGACAAGTTCCTCATCCCTGTGCTTGTTGATTTCCACTGGCGAGTTGGGCAAGCTGTCAGTTCCGGCAGCCTTCCTTTACCGCCGGATATTCGTGGTCGAGAGCGTGTACCAGCAATAAAACGTGCACTTGAGCTGTAACCACATCAACAAGAATTCGGGGGCTAGTCGTAATGGGGGATTTCCTAACTAAAGTATTGCCGTCGCAAGGTGTTTACTGTGTGGCGGTGCAGAAGCCGCAGGGATTGCGGCAGATTTTCGCAGACAGCATTGAGCAAGCGGTAAACCTGATACACACATGGGATAGCTACGGCTTCACCGTGTACTTTGCTACCGCATCATTCAAAGATAATTCGAGCCGCAAAGCCGAGAACGTCGCGTATTTGCGCGCGCTCAGGCTGGATGTGGACTGCGGTGAAGGCAAGGGCTACCTGACAAAGCGTGATGCGATCATCGCCACCATGCACTTCTGTGAAGAACTGGGGCTGCCTACTCCTGTCATCGTGGACTCTGGCGGCGGCGTCCATGTGTACTGGCCGCTCACAGCAGATACAACCATCGAGAACTGGCTGACACCAGCCACACGGCTGAAGCAGGCCTGTCAGCTTTACGGGTTGAACGCTGACCACGCCATCACCGCCGACGCTGCCCGTATCCTGCGGCCTGTCGGTACGCATAACCGGAAGTACGAAGACCGCACGGTGACGCTGCTTGGCGATGCTGATGCCCACGCGCTGGCCGAACTTGACCACATACTGGCGAAGGCTATCGAAGCGTGTGGGGAGCAGCCACTTCGGGGCTTCGTGGAAGACAAGAACCTCAACTCCGACCTCATGGGCGGCATGGAGTACCCTGAGTCATACGGTGAGCGCATTGCCGAACGCTGCAAACAGGTTGGCCTGATGCGCGATACCGGCGGTGACGTGGGGTACGAGCACTGGCGCGGCGTCATCGGCGTGCTGAAGCACTGCGTCGATGGTGAGGCACTGGCCCACGCATGGAGCGCGCGGCGTGAGGAAACCCACCACAGCCAGCTGGACGTTCAGCAGAAGTGGGATACATGGAGCGCAGGGCCGACAACCTGCGACTTCTTCCGCAAGCAGAACCCCAGCGGCTGCGAGGGATGCCCCCACATCAAGGCCACGTCACCCATCGTGCTAGGTCGCCCCGACCCTGAACCCACGGCGCAGCTGGAGATACCGGAAGCCCCGCCGGTTCCTTCCAAGGAAGTCGAAGTCCCGCCGGACTACCTGCCGAAAGGCTACCGCCGCGCGACGGACGGCAAGCTGTACGTGAAGACCGACGACGGCTGGCGCGAGTTCAGCAAATACGATGTGCTCCCTGTGTGCATGGAGCGCGATGACATTGGCGACATCGTCATCAAGCTGCACGTCATGTTCCCGATTGAGGGCCGCCGCGAACTGGAACTGCCGCTAGTAAAGCTGGCAGAACCTAAGGAGTTGAAGAAGCAGCTGTATAGTAAAGGGGTATGCCTACGCAGTGATGAGGACGTAAAGACAATGAGCGGGTACTTGATTAAGTATATCGACGAACTACAGAATGCTGCTGCTCCGATCCAGCTGTATCAGCAGATGGGTTGGACAGATAATAACCACTTCGTCTGGGGTGACAAGCTCCTCACCCCGACCGGCGAAGCCAAGGTCAGCCTCTCCTCCAGTGTGCCGGAAAGCATCAAGGCCGGGTTTACGACCAGTGGCACGCTGGAGGGCTGGCAGGCTGCGGTAGAGCCTTATAGCCGTCCGGGTATGGAAGGGTATGCCTTCGGCTTCCTGAGCGCGGCAGGGTCAGTCCTGCTGCCAATGACGCTGTATCGTGGCGTGGTGCTGAGCCTCGTGTCACCGGCACCGGGCGAAGGCAAGTCCACGGTGCAGAAAGCCATCAACAGCTTCTTCGGCGATCCCGCCCTAACCGCCCTGCAAGCCAAGGACACCGTACTCGCCCAGTACAACCGCCTGTCCATCTACCAGAACATCGCTGCCACCGTGGACGAGGTGACGGTGATGCAGCCCGATCAGCTGTCCGAGTTCGTCTACCAGATACCCCAAGGCCGTCAGCGGTTGCGCCTTACCCGCGACGCCAACGAGCGCGCGAATGCGCTGGAGTGGGCCACCATCGTGGTCACGTCCAGCAACCAGAGCCTCGTGTCCAAACTCGCCACCCTCAAGCATTCCGCTGAAGCTGAGTCGGTGCGCATCTTCGAGTATTACATCCGTCACCCACGCACGCTGAAGAAGTATGAAGCCGACCAACTGTTCGGCAAGTTCGACACGAACTTCGGTCACGCAGGCCCGCGCTTTGCCCAGCACGTCGCCCAGAACTGGGTCGAGGTCAATGCGCTGGTCAGCCAGCTTCAGGAAAAGATCGACCGCGAAGCCGACATCCAGAGCAAGGAACGGTTCTGGTCGGCGCTCATGGCCGTGAACATCGCGGGCGGCATCATCTGCAACCAGCTCGGCCTGACCAACTTCGACATGAAGGCGATCTACCGCTGGGCGATGGAGCAGCTGGCCCTGATGCGCGGCGTCACCGAGAGCACCGAGTCCGACGCGAAGGCGCTGCTCGGCCAGTACCTCAACGAAGTCCAGAACTCGATGCTGGTCATCGACAAGGCCCCCGACGCGCGGCGCGGCACCATAGCCAGCATCCGGGTATCGCCACACAACGCGCTGCACTGTCGCGTCGAGCAGGAAACCGGCAAGGCGTGGATCAACCGGGAGCATATCCGCAAGTGGCTTATCGGGCGCATGGCCGACTACAACGAGGTGGTACGGATGCTCTCATCCGAGAAGGTCATCGTCCACACCAGCGTGCGGAAATCGCTGGGGGCGGGCACGTACTTCACCACCACGCCGGTCGCCTGCTGGGAAATCGACCTCAACTCCACCCCCATCCACCTCGTCATCAACAACGACGATACCGCCACCGTGGTGCGCCACCCTGTGGCAGACCTGCCAACCTAAAGGAGCAAACATGTGCATGATTTCCATGATCGGTGACGACTGGCGTCAACGGTTCCCCACCCAGTGGCCCCAATTCAACCCTGAGCAAGTCACGCGTGCTGAGTTTGAAGCGCTGCGTAAGGAAATGGAGGAGTTGAAGCAGCTGCTGCTTGCCGCCAAGAAGTACGACGAAGCCACAGGTCAGCCGGACTGCGAGGTGGATGAGAAGGTCGCGCTTATCAAAGCGGTCGCCAAGGCGGTCGGTGTTGATATGGATGCGGTGTTTCCTCGTGGCTGACGGCCTCTACCGCGTCACCACCCCCTACCTTTGCGCAGGGTTCGTCGTCGAGGGCGGCAAGGTAACGCGATGCGCCCCCATCCTGCGGAAGCGTCTGGCTTACTGGATGACGGTGGCTAGTAAGGTTCCTTGACAGCCCAAGCCGTCCCACCTACAGTTCGTTCAAGGCTGCTGCGATTAGCTCCGCTTTCCTCCCTGAAAATGCAGCCTGCATTCGCCACCGCTCCCCCCAGCGGTGGCTTTTTTTCGTTCAGCGGTTGGAGTTGAAGGCAACGACCGCTGCGTAATACATCTCGCACAGGTCGGATGGGTAGCCTGCCGAATACAGCGCCGCACGGAAGACCCGGTGGGCGACGTGGGCGGGGACAGGAGGGTTGTCACCCCGGCGCAGATAGTCGTGCAGTACGCCCTCGGCAAACCCAAGGAACACACCTGAGCCGAAGTAGCGGATGACCATCGCCTGACCCACGACGGGGATGGCGGCCATCGCAATGGGGATGCTGGCCCCATCGGTGCGGAAATACTTGGGGATGGTGAACGTCCGGCCCGTAACCGCATCTTCGTACCGCCGCTCAGACAGAGTCATCCAAGGGAACTTGGCCCTGTCGTTGAGCAGCCGCACGTCGAGCGGGTCGAGGAACGACATTACTGTGCAGGCGGTGTAGGTGCCGAAACCGACTTGGTGCAGAGCTTCTTCCAGCCGTCGATCTTCTCAGGCGACGTACCGTACCGGCGCTGCCAAGCACCCATCGTGGGAGCTTCGCACACGCCCCACTCCGACACTTCCAGCTCGGCATCGGCAGCCTTCGCACCGTTGATGGCGACAGCCGATTTGACGATACCGTACTGGGTGCAGCCCGACATCGCAAACATGATGAGGAACGCCACCCCCAACAACCACATAAACCGCAGGAACGTATTTACCCGGTGTGTCATCCTTTTTTCCCTCCAAAATACGGCTTGGCGTAGCCCTCTACGACCATCACCTCGTTGACGTGAATCTCCACCCCTTGATCCGATGTGACATAAAAATCTGCCAACCACCGGCCATACTTATCAGGCTTGTAGGTTTCAACTTTGGTCAAAGGCGCTTTGAACAGCGCCTCAATGCGCGCCGTGGCTTCGTCATGCCCCGACTGGTGGCGCTCAGGCGTGTCGATCCCGTACAGACGGAATATCTGAGTCCACCGGATATGGTTGCCCATGTCGATGATGACCTCGATGGTGTCACCATCAAGGACGCGAACTACCGAGGCGTGCTGGTAGACGTAACTCATTTCGGCGGTGCGGGCTGGTTGGCCACGGCGATGCGCAGGCCGGAGATGGCCAGCAGCTCCATCGTGCGCTGGATGGCCTCGCCCAAGTCCATGCCGCCCCCGGCGAAGGTAAACCAGACGACGCCGATGCTGGAGATGACAGCCGCGTGGGTCTTGTAACCGGCAGCGAAGGTGTTGATGTTGAAGTTCATTTCAGGCTCCTTTCAGGGATAGACAGAACGGCGCAACTCGATGTGGGGGCCGTCGCGCTGTTTCCAGTCACCACCCCACACGATGTCGATGCCGAGCTTGGTGGCCACTTCCTTGATGTGGACAGCGGCCTTGGCGTACAGCGGCCAGTCCCACCGCAACTGCCCGTTGACATAGCAGAGGAAGTCCACGGCGTGGCTGACGGGGCTGGTTCCGTACTTCGGGTCAGACGGTACTTTGGGGATGTGGCGGCTGTTCATCGTCCACGATGCGCCTGCCTTGACGAGCTGCGCCTGACGCTGGCGGGTGCGGGCAACCTCGCCAACCTCGATGTCCACGGGGCACTGCTTGGCGGCCTCGGTAAAGAGCTTCTGGAGGAGCGGGTGGGCTTTCTCAAGCCGCTGCATTGATCGAATGTTCACTGTATCTCCCTACTTGTTTAACAGGGCCACAAGCATTCCCGACATGAACCCTACGGCCACGCCGACCCAGAATGCGAACCAGACAAGCTCACTTGTGCCGCTCACGAGGATTTCGGCGGGCGATACGTTCGAGCCTGTTAAGTACCCGCGCCCGTGCGCTCTTGTTCCTGTTGGTTATCGGCGGTGTGGTGAGGTACACCAACACACCTATAGCCAGCATCAGCAGTGCTGCCAGTGCGATTGCGATAAGTGATTCATCCATGTCAATCACCATCTTCCCTATGAATGCCGTCCTTACTATAGAACACACACTCGGTTTTGTCAGGATACCCGCGCACTCTGCGCTCACAAAATGGTTTGGGCAGATACATCAACGGAAGTTCCTCGACTTTCACGTTGTTGAAGCACGTATCGCACAGCGGCTTATCGGTATCCATGACAACCCCTATCTACCTGTTTTAAGTTCCAGCTTCTCCACCTTCGCTTCGAGCTTGTCGACCCGCTTTTCAAGCCTGTCCACGTCTGAGTGTACGTTATTGAAGTCACGTGTAGCATCAGATATGCGATAGCCATCTGTGCGATCCGTTGATACTGTACTCTGGAGCGATGTTACCTTTATCTCCATCACAGCTACCTGCTCACGCAATGCGATAAGCGTTGTACCTGTCCAAATTAGTAGCGCCACCACAACAGCCTGTGTAACAGCGCCGAAATGGTGCTCCCATCGTGTCACTTCCCTGTCTTGCATAGCCCACTCCCTAAATTTCTTTAGCATGATAAATTACTTATAGCTAACACACTACCGCTTAGCATCTAAATTCCACCGCACACTCGCTATATCGACCACCCACACGGTGGACGCCGGAGCCACACGCCATGTCTTCGTAGGGAACCCGGTATCGCCACCACCTATAACGTAGGTGTCAATGACGATGGTGCCGCTTCCCGGCGTCACGGTATAGCTGGCGGTAAGCCCTATGGTTGGCGGCAGCGGGCCGATGACGACTGTCCCGGCCCCCGGCTGCGTGGCGTGATTGAGTGTGTACGTGATGCTGGGCGGCATCGTGGTCAGCGCAACAGCGGCTGCACCGGGCGCGGCGTACTGGAACCCCGAATAGGCGGCGGTCGGTGCCAAGCCTGTGAATACGGCAGACCCCACCCCCGGTTGGGCGTAGTGATTGTCGATGGCCACCGTAGTCGGTGCGGCGGTAGAAATCGTAAGCGCAGCTGTTCCCGGTATAGCCAGTGTGCTGACCAAGGTTGCCGGTACGCTGCCTGCGAAAGTCGTCGCACCTAAACCCGGGGTCGCCGCGACACTGCCTGTCGCCGCCGCAGTCGGTGCGTAGCTGGTGATCGTCTCCGAGCCCACGCCGGGGGTCGCCGCGACATTGGCCGTCGCGGCGATGGTTGGTGCATAGCGTGTTACCGACGCTGCGCCCAACCCTGCTGCTATAGATAATCCACTTGATACAAAGTAGTCAAAACCAATATCCCACGCTCCGGCAGCAGGCCACGTGTCGCCGTCAATGTCGGTAGTGAACAACGAGTAGAGGTTGGCGCCAGCGCCTCTAAGCGCCGAACCAGACGACAGGTGGAAGTCATTGGCCGCAGCGTTTACGAAATCAGCCGATGTGATATTCCACACGCTGTTCGCACCCGGCGCATCATCACTGGTGCTGCTCGTCGCGTTGTTGGTGCTGGCCGCGTCGAATGTTGTTCCCCAGTTCGTTGTGTTGTTGTAGGAGACGCAGTTCTTGACCAAATGGGCAGCATTGTTGACATCGAATCCTGTGCCGCAGTTCGCGGCCACACAGTTGAATGCTTGATGCTGCTGCGAAGCATTAAAGCCTATACCCCTAGCTGCGCAGCTATACGCCAAACAGTTCATCGCGGTACTTGGCGACGAACCCACGGTAGCGGCCAGCATTATCCCTGCGCCAGCCCATGCTGTTGACGTTCCTATGCAAGAATTGATTGAACACCAATCCGTTCCCCTTACTCCGTACACATAGCCGCTGCTCCCTGTGTACCGGCCTTCGACGTACTCGAATACTACGAACATTTCCCCGGCCCTGAAAACGTCAGCACCAGCGTTGTACTGCCAGAAACCCGCACCCGGAATACCTCCATGACGATTGCCGGGGGCCACTGTGAGCTTCCTGTAGTGCGTCGCATCGACCGTACTGCCATTTACATACACGGCATCATTCAGACCGCTTGCCCAGTCGTCGTAGAACTCCCCAACAATTATGACGCCCGTATCGAGTGCGGCCCCTGACAGGGTACAGGTGGCCGCGCTGGTTCCCCCTGTCAGCACGTCTGCTGTCGCCGGAGTACCGCTCGTGACATGGAATAGGATGTATGTCGAGCCATCTGTATCAATGACTGTGCCAGTTGCACCCGACCCAGTGAACGTAAGCGCCTCTCCAAGCACAAACGTCCCGGTGAATGTGGTAGCACCCCACTTTAGCGCCGTGGTGAGATTGCCTTGAAGGGCGGCTTCCCACGCGGTTCCAGTAGTGAAGTCTCCGCCACTAGCCCGAATGGTTTTGGTTACGGTGGTAGTCATGCCGCTTTATCCAGAACCTTTGCGACAAGTTGCGCTTGCGTCAGCGTCACCGTGCCACCAAGTCCAATAGCCGTATCAACATCGGCGGGTGCAAACGAGTAGCGGCGGCGTACAAGAATATCGTCTGTCTTCTCGCGCAGATCGTTGAAGAATGCCTGCCGCACCGTAGCCCGATCAAACGTAACGGTGAATACTCCCGCTGCGAATGACTGGATAATCCCACCGTTCTTCGTGATGGCTTCTTGAGCCTGTTGCGCCGTAATGGTCGCCGCACTCACGTCGATGGTGGCCGTATGAATCCCGGTGCCTTGATCGTATGCTGTCTCGGTAATGGCAACCCCAAGCAATGCAGGGGATGCCCCCCAAAAGTTCTGCGACTGATAGGCGGCAGCGATGGTAATGTCGAACCGAACATCGTTCGTGGTGTTCGATACGACGGTGCCGCCCCAGTTCGTAATCCACGTCTGGACTTGCGCAAGCGTGATACCGTATTGGTTCAATGCGCCGGGAACGGTTTGGTACAGCGAGTACCGCGCCCCATCAAGTACGGGGTCGGTTGCGATGGTCGTATACCCGAATTCCTGCTTCCAGCTATCACGCCGGTCTGCAATGGTTTGCTCCGATAATCCGGGACACTTGACGATAACGAACATGGGGAGTCCTTCTGCGGCTCCCCATGTGTGTCCGTCAGGCATGATTAATACAATGTCACCCTTCTTGTAGCAACCTTTCGTGTCCTTGGTCGGGTCTGGATTGGCGAAGCTCACGGCTTTTACCAGAAGTTCAGCCATTTGGCTCTCTCCCCCTGCATTGAGTCAGTCATAGTCTAACTCCCATACGTTACCTGTACCACCCGGTATGTAGTCGATTATGGCACTTACACCTGACGATAGCTGAAGAATAGCTGTGCCGACAGGTATCACAACGTCACCCGGCATCACATTGGGGTAACCTATTACATAAAGCGCACCTGCGCCCGGCTGGACGAGATATGCAGTACCGCTGACAGGTATCTCCGGTGTCACAGTCAGCACCCCGACTCCCGGCTGAATACTGACGTTTTCCTGCAACGACGCGCCCGTGGCTGCTACGGACAGGGTTGATGCTGGTACGCCGATGGTATGGTGGTCTGTGGCCAATGCGGTGGGGGCTGAACCTGCAAGCGCCGCCGTGCCGCTGGAAGCCCCATCCACATAGCCAAGGCTCATGGTGGCGGCGTTCACGCCGAGGGTCGGCCCGCTTCCGAGCGGTTTGAATATGTGATCGACCACCGACATCGGCTGCTGGGCAGCTGTCACAACCGCGTCTGCACCCGGCATAGTGAACAACCCCAGCTTCAGCAGCGGCGCAGCAGGTGTGAGCGTCACGTTGCGCCACGCGTAGTTGAAGATGAACGAACCTCCAACCTCCACCACATAGCCAGACGTGGTCAGTGCCCCCTGCGTCGGATACGCGAACTGGTTTTCCGTGGCGTGGCTTACAGGTATCTGGCCTGTAATGGCAGCGGCCTGCACCGGCATGGCGAAGGTGTAGCTGACGTTCGCGGTCGGCGCATGGCCGGTCATCAGTGCAGCGCCTAGCTGGGTCGTTATCGCGGCGACGGCCAGTGGCGGGGTGCCGCTGATCTGCATAGCTGCTGTGCCGGGGGTCGGCCATGCGCTTGTGCCGTGCGTCTCCGTCGGAGTATTGGGTGTCAGTGCAAGACTGGCTACCGGCATAGCGAAGGTAAGGCTGATGTCTATGGCGGGGGCTTGACCTGTTACCGACGCTGCTCCCGCTGACGGATACACAGGCATCGTGACGGTGCTGGCTGGCGCGTAGGTGGTCAGCGCAGTGTTGGCGACTCCCGGCGCAAGGTAAACATTGGTGGTTACCGCCAATGTTGGTGCCTGACCGGCCAGCTGTACAGGGACGGACTGCTCCCACGCGGAGTACCCGGTGGGCGGTGCATACGTCAGCTGTGCGGCAGTGCTGTTGAGGGTCGCCTGTTGCGCGTTATCGTAAAGAGCCAGTCCGGGGTAGAACGTCGACGCCTCCATCCCATCCAGATAGGACGTAGATAGCAGCGTGTTGTTCTTGTAGATGTCGATCCGATGCGTATCGGCGTCGAAGGCGAAGCCAGCGACATCGGTAGCGGCGAGGCCTCCGGTAAGGTTGCCGTGGATGACGCCTGTCCCATTATTGTAGGCAAAACTGCCTGTTGTGCCCCAGCCGTATGAGTTTGCGAAGCTGCCGAGATAATAGCTGCCTGACGACAGGACAGTGCCGCCCGTTGCCACGCCCACCAGAAATTGGCTTGCACTAGCCGCATCGCAGACGATTTCAAAGTACCACTTGCCCGTGCTCTTGCCGATGTTGCCCCGGACAGCCACCCAGCCGCTCGACACGACTGCTGTGCGATTGCCGTTCGACAATGTGAAGTTGGCGTGTAGGTCGGATGTATCCCAAGTGGGATCGACTACTCCAAGTGCGGGGACTGGAATTGGGGTATCAGCCATAGCTCACCCCATAGAAAAAGGGGCGCAAGGCCCCTTTTACGGACGCAATTAGGCTGTCAGCCTTCATGCGGCCAGTGAACACTGCGACGCGCTGGGCGGCAGACGCACCCGTCTCCACGTCCTCGACGGCCACCCAGTGCTTCTCGGTGTACGACCAGACGTGGACGGTGACTACGCGCGCAGGCGCTGTCACCAGACGGATTTCCGCTGCCGGAACCGCAATGCAGTGGTTCATTAGACCAGCGTGAAGTAACCGCTTGCGTTGATCTGAACGGTCAGCGTGTTGTTCGTAGTCAGCGTGAACTGCGCAGTGGTCAGACGGCTCCACATCAGTGCCTGACCTGCCGAGTTCTTCACGACCGCGAACTTAATGTTGGCGATGTTGCCGCCGGTTGCAGTCCAGATCAGGTCAGCCGAGTCGAGGCGGTACTGGCCTGCCGAAGCGCCAGTCGTCCACGTTACGGTGGTCAGCGATTTACCACCGGTAGCGTAACCAAAGCCAGCAGCGACTTCGTTGCTGACCGAGGCGGCAGTTGACAGGGTTGCGGTGGATGCGTTCGATGCGCTGGTATGCAGCTGCATCTTGAGCACGTTGACACCCAGCTGGATGGTGCCATTGGCGAGCTTCTTCTTCGCCTTGTTGTACAGAGTCCATGCGGTTGCGGCCATGACTATTCTCCTTCAGGAATATACGTTACAAACATACCACCTATGCCTACAACAATTCCAGTTGGTCAGGCTCAGCAGCCGTTTTGATGATGTGCGCGATAGCCCCATCACCATGCACAACTAACTCTACCTCATGCGCGAGTCGCGTCATTAAGTCGACGAACTCCTGCATCTGCGATGCCATCCATGAGTGGCAGGCAAATACTTTACCACCCGCTGACACCTGTACTACACGTTCGTAGTCATTCTCAGGCTGAGTATACGCATGATGCTGCGTATCCGCTAGACATGAATCGAACCCATATATCTCGAAACGCCAGTAACCCAGCATCCTCAGCAGGGGCAGCGCGCGCAGCATGACCGTCGAGCCGCCGGGGACACCGTACCAAGGTCTGTCGCCATACAGACGGTCAAGCTCGTCGCAGAGCGGGCCGTTCATGGCGGCATGCCAGAGGATGGTCTGGTCTTCAGGGGCAGCGTCGAACACTTCAGGGTGGCACTGGGATGCCAGCAGGTACTTGCAGGTGTCGACGTGAGGTGTGACGAATCGACTGTTGAACTCGCGCGCATCCACGATGATCTGCGCCGAGGGTGTGATGCCGTGCTCCAGACACCAGTTGTACGCGCCGTTGGTGGTGATGAGTTTGGCCCCATCAGCACGCTTCTGGCGAATCTCATCCTCGAACTGGGCCAACGACGGGCCGCCGCCCAGCAGGATGATCGGGGTGTCCTGCCGCTCGTAGGGCCGGGCCTCGGTAAGTCCACGAGCTACGGCAGACTGAATGTTCTCGATGAGCGCGTCATTCCCGGTGTTGATCGCGCCAATAGCCACCAGTTCGGATGCCGACGACCACGCGGTGACGTAGAACAGTGCAGTGGTGGGGTTCTCCTCGCTCCAGTGGATGACTGCGTCGTGCTCCCGCAGCTTGTTGAGCCACCACGAATACGGTTTGACGGTCAGGTGCAGAGGCTCCCCGATCAGCGCGCCGCAGGCATCGTCCACAGTGCTGATCTGGAAGAAAACGTGCTCAGCAGACTTCAGGATATTATCGAGCACACCATCTACATGAGCAGGGTCGATATGCTCCATGACATCTGTGCAGTAGCCGTATTTCGCTGCCATGCCGATGGGTCGGCGAAGGTCAGCTTGCTTGAACCGCAGCGCGTGGGATTGCGTCAACAGCATATCCCGAACGTCATCGTCGAGGCAATTTTCAGCAAAGTCGAGCATCGTGACGTTCATGCCGCCAAGGAGAGCCAGCATCAGCGCGCCGCGCCCAGTGCCTGCACCGAAGTCGATAACCGTGTCGCCGGGTCGCGGTCGTGCCTGCTTCAGAAACTCACTGGCAACCTGCTCACCGGGAGCAACAACGCGGTATTCGCGGTGCTCCCACATACGTCGATACTTCTCCTGCTCAGGATCGACAACAGGCTGAATAAGAACTCCGGGCGGGTGGGCTTTGACTGCGCCGACAGTGGTCATCAAATATCCTTCACAAGTAGAAAACCCTCACCTTCGAGGGTGTTGCCGAGAGTGGTGACAATAATGACCGTCACCTTGTATTGCGTGTTATCCACGCCCCCGCTGAGGCGCATGACGACAGACTTACCTGATGGGGTAGGTGTCGTATACGTCAGTGTGGCAGGTAACACGGTGATGCTCGATACGCTGGCCACGGAGTCGGTCGCATCCATCTTCGCCGAGAAGTCCATCGCGTAGACGCGCGACTCACTTGGCTGCTTGTTCAGCGTCTGAGTGGCCATGTTTTAGCCCCGGCGCTTGCGCCCTGCGGCGGCCAACTGCGCCATCTTCGCTTTGCCGTACTTCTTGATTCCGACAGCCGCAGCGACAGCATTGGGGTCTTTGGCCCCACCTTTACGTGCGCTCTCAGCTACTGCTTTGAAACGCGCTCCAGAACCCAGAGGTGCTTTCTTTTTCATGTCGTACTCCTTATCGGAATGTAGATCACAATACTACATCAAGCAATACCTTGTTACTCACCAGTATCTTCTTGACTGAAGTCGCTGCTGAAATCATCACGGAATGTATTGCGCCATGCCTTCGGCAGTGCCTTGAGGCTGCGTTCACTAAGCGGAATGGATGCTGCGTTAACAGCCTGCCGCACCGAGCGCGCAGTGATGTTCAACGGCATCTCAGGGTGTGCAGTATTGTATTCACTCACGAACTCATAGAGAGATGCCAGTTTCTCACTGTCACCACTGCGCACGGCATCCACAATGGAATCCTGTATACCCTTGCGCGTATCCTGCATGAACGCGGAAATCGTACTGATGCTTTTCTGCGAGTCGTAGTCTGCCGATAGCTGTGCAGGGCTGAAGCCGATCATGTGCGCAAGCGCGCCAACCGACGTGATCGGCACGACCATCTGGCCACGGGTGTTCTGCACTTGGCCGGACTCCATCTCGCCAGCGCCGCGCATGATGTTGCGCAGGCCGAGAGGCAGTGCGTTGTTGATGACATCTTTCTTGAAGGTGTCGGCAGCCAGATCGGTCTGCCCGGACAGCGCCTGCCCCGCAGACTTGGCCAGACCGCCTGCGCCCTTGACAAAGCCGGACACTTCACTCATGACCGGGCCAAGCAGTTCCTCAGCCGCGCGACCTGTATCCGCACCGGGCTTGAGGAGTTCGGTGCCGGGGATCAGGTTCGACAGCGATACGCGGCCACTCATGTTGACGTTGAGGCCGCCGTTGACCATGCCGTAGAGCAGCGGGCCGGTCATGTCTACGCCAGTGACAGCCTCGGATGCCGCCTTGAGGTTAGTACGCAGCCAGCGCCGGGAGTTGAACGGCTGGCCGAAGATGCGCATGGCGATGGTGTCGATCAGGTCTTCGAGGTCTTGTTCGCCGGGGAGCCCGCCAAGACCGCCTGCGAAGAACAGCATCCCCAGCATCATGGCCGCCGCGCGCTTACCCTCAGGGCCAGACGTGGCCAGTCGCCCGAGCAGCTCGGTCATCATGATCGGGTACAGCCGGAAGGTCATGAGCACCTGCCCGACAGTGCTGCGCACCGCCCCCGGCAGGTTAATCGAGCCGTAGACACCTTGCGTCTGACGGACGGTGTCACGCGAGAAGTTGTACAGCGCCTCGCCGGTCATGCCTTTCTTCTGGCCCACGTCATAGGCCGCGAGGAACGCGGTCAGGCGGTTGATCTGCTCGGTCAGCCGGAACGGAGCCATCCACACGTCCAGTGCCTGACGCACCTTGGTGTTGTACAGCTTGATCGAGCCGCTGGCTTCACCAAAGATGCCGTACACCTGTGACTCAGCGATGGTGCCATCCTCAAGGGCTTGGCGCAGGAAGCTGATCTGTTCGTCGCTGAGGCTGAGCCCCTTGACTGCGTCATTCAGCATCTGGGGGTTGCGCAGGAACGTCTCTCTGTTCTGGAAGATGCCGCCGGAGTTCTTCGCCACCAGCGAGGTAGCCATCTTCATGTAGCGGAACGAGGTTGCTGCTGCCTCTGCCGCGCTGACGTGCTGCGTCAGGAACGGCATCGTGACCATCGGTGTGGACATCAGCTGTACCACAGCAGACGAGATGTTGCCGCCGAGGAACATGATCGACGCCAGCGTGCGGAAGGCGTTGGCGGTCGGGTTCGACCGGGTGGTCTGCGTGAAGTCCAGCAGCTTGCCCGCGAGGTCGCGGTACTTGCCTTCGCTGCCGCCATCGGCCTCCCAGATGGTGTTGGCACCTTCAGGAACGTCGGGGGCGTTCATCAGACGCCGCCACTCCATGTAGTCGAGCAGGTCTGTCTGCGCTTGGGGATCAAAGTTTGCGCTGCCGGGGTCGAGCTTGCCTAGCAGTTCGTTCTTGAACGTGATGTCGTTGACGTTGGCGAAGCGGTCGGACAGCTCCGCGCGGCGGGCCAGTGCTTCCTCGCCCAGCGCATATCCGGCGAAGGCATCGCGCAGCCGCCCGCCGTGGAACATCGAGGCGGCACGGGTCGAGTTGTTCACCATGAACTCTGCAACCACGCGGGAGATGTTGCGGCTCCAGCCGGGAATATCCTCCCACTTCATGTAGCGGTTGCGCGCCATGTCTTCGATGTCGGTGAGCGCTTTAACGACCGACTCCATCGCTTTCTGCGATACCGGTACATTGTGGCGTTCTGCAAGATCGAGGAAGTCGAACAGGCTCATCCGGTCGTAGGCGTACTTCTCGCTCGGCTTGACGTTGCTGACTGGGCTGACCTCCAGTTCGCTCTCCAGACCATTTTCCTTGATGTAGGCCGTCAGGTCGTTGCGCAGCGCGTTTGCGTGCAGGCGAGTCGGGGCTTGGATGTAGTGCAGTACGCCTTCTTCGCGCGCACCTGCGCGATAGACTGCAACCGCATAGTCGCCGTAGCGCCGCGCAGGGGTGTAGTTGCCCTCGATGGCCGACTGAACCTGCGCATCCTTGGCGGCGGCAAGCTGGCTGTAGGCCTCGCTGTCCCTGCCGAAACGCTCAGCCAACTGGTTCTTGTAGGCCACGGCCTCATAGATCAGGCCTGTGCGTACAGTGTTGCGAATCTGCTTCCAGATTTCGTAGGCTTCGGACAGGTCGGCACCGGTCGGCAGCTTGATCGCATCGGAGAACTCGGCGATGCTGTCAAACGGCTTGCCGTTCTGTCGCGCAACATGGTCGGCCTCGGCGATGGCCACCATCAGCGGATCGGTGCGGCGCGGATAGTCACCTTGAAACAGCTTCGGGGAGATTTCACGCATCTTGGAAATCAGCTGGTCGGTGAAGCTGCGGCGGTCGAGGATGGCGTCGAAGACGAGCTTGAAACCCTTGCTCATGTGCGACAGGTTCAGCGAGGTCGAGCCCCACTTGTCGAACATATCCCGCACGGTCTGCATCGCTTCCTTGGTGCTGCCTGCACCCAGTAGCCGTGACAGCGGCCTGAACTCATCCATCGGGGCGTCGTGCATGGCTGCGCGCAGTACGTCCTCGCCGGAGCCTTGGATGGGCTCATCGATGACATCTGCCACGCCAGCCTGCGACATAAGTGCCTCAGACTCCTTGGTGGATAGGCCATACAAGGCGGTTTGGCGTTCTGCAACAGCACCGGCCGCAATGGCGTCCATGACGTCCTGTGCGCTCTGGAAACCCATTCCGAGCAGGCCGTTCTTGAGGCGCTCGAAGGCTGTCTTGACCCGGTCGAAAATCTTGCCGATCATCCCGTCAGCTGTGAACAGGCCGCTTGTATGGAACTGGAACGCATACGCACGGGCTTCAACAGGGTTCGACTTGATGGCCTCGGCTATCGTCGTACCGCGCTCACCATCGAGCTTCGCAGCAACTGCGTCGAGCTTCGTGCGAAGCGGCTGACCTTTGCGTAGCGCCCTGTTGATGATCGTCATCTCGCGCGGGCTAATCAGCCCCATGCGCTCAGCGCCGTGGAACGCTTCGTGGCGAACTGTAGCGACACCGTCAGCAGTGTTGTATGCGACTTCAAGGACAGACTGCATCTGGCCCTGCGTAACACGCATGGTGAACTGCCCTGCGTAGCCCCCTTTGCCATCCGGGGCGACAACCTCTTTGGACACGCGCACATCCATCTCGGGACGGATGCCGAGAATCTTCTTCACCTCGGCCAGTACATCCTTGAGCTGCACGGCGGCACCTGCAAGCGTTCCTTGTGCCTGATTGCTGGCGTTGAACGCCTTTGACAGCTGTCCTGCTTGGAACAACTGCATCACCTCGGCGTCTGCACTGTCAGGCATCCCCTCACGGCGATCCAGCAGCTTCTCGGCGGTCGGAAGATTCGCAGGCACAGCTGCGGTCTTCTCAATCATGTTGTGCAGCATGGTGATATTCGCGTGGGGGTTGCGCTGCTTGTAAACGGCAAGACGCGCACGCATCATCTGGCGGCGACCCTCATCACTCCAACGGTCTTTGACCTGAGCAGCCAGTGCATCCGGCACCTTCGCAGTAAACTCGGCTGGCGTCGTAGGCTGTGACTCCACACCAGCCTGAACAGCATCCGGCGGGGCGGTGAACGGTGCTGCGGCTTGCTGCTCGACCGGTGCAGCTGCCCTGCGCCCACGCTTCTTGGGCGGCTGCTGAGTGCTTGCAAGGGTGTCGCGCATACGCTGGAGCGTTGTTTCCACCGGATCGCTTGGGCGAATCTCAAGGCCCAGCTTGAAGGCTGCTGCATTGGCTTGCAGTGCGGTGGGTGTCACGCCGCGATCAACAGAGGCCAAGAAGTTTGCAGCTTCCTGCTGTTGCGGTGTCAGTGCGGTGGGCTTTTCAGCGACAGGCGGCTGCTCAGCAACAGGCGGCTGCTCAGCAACAGGCGGCTGCTCAGCAACAGGCGGCTGCTCAGTCGGTGCCGGTGCGACAACAGGCTCAGCGACGGGTGGCGGAGTCTGAGCCTGCTGCTCCTGCACCGCGCGCTGGCGTGCTTCTTCCGCGAGACGCAGCAACTCAGGCGAGGCTTGAGGTAGAGGTTCCGCAGCCTTGGTGCGGGCCTCGGCAGGTGCCGCCTGCTCAGCGGCGGGTGCAGCCGGGGCTACTTCTTGGGTGGTTTCTTGCCCTTGCGTTTGCAAGCCATTGCGCTTCTCCTGAATCAAATTGACGAATGCTTCTGCCAGATCGTTGCGGGCGCTGCGGTCGGCAGTGCGCTTGCCAGCGTTCTTCTCGACGTAATTCTGCAAGGCCTCCTCAGTCTGCGAGGATACCCACCCGATGTCCTGCGGCTTGGCCGGAATGCCTGTGCTCTGCACCAGCGCCGACAACACATCCTTTTTGGTCGTCCGTTCTTCTGGCGTCAGTGTCCGGTGCGGGCTGGTCAGCGTATCCAGCTCGGTGCTGTGGGTCTGCGCAGCCAGCGCGATGGCTGCTTGGTTGCGCGCGAAAGCTTCCTGAAGCTTCGGTGCGGCGGCCTGCATCGGGCCTTCGAGCGAAGCGTCCGGCGTCTCAGTTGTCTTGTTGGCTGCGCCGACTGCGGTGTACTGCTGTACCGCCTCGTCATAGGTGATCTTGCCAGCGGCCAGCGCACGCATGACCTGCTTGGTCTGCTCGGGATCACCCGTGAAGTTGTAGATGTCACGCGCGAGTTTGGTAGTCTCCACGGGGGGCCGGGCGTCGAATCGCTGCGCCTCGTGCTTGTTGTAAGCCGCGTCGATTTCAGCCTGCTTCTGCTCGGGGGTAATGGCTTCCGGCGCAGCGGCTTGAGCCTCCTGCGGCGCAGCCTCAGCAGACTGCTGGTATTGCGTCATGTGGTCGCGCAGCGCAGTCAGAGGCTTCAACACGGATGCGTTCTCAGCGTCGCGCTTCTTCTCCATGTCGGCGATACGCTTCTCGGAAGCACTCACAGCCTTGGCATCAGTCGGGTTGGCGAGGATGGCCGCCTGCTCCTTGGCGATCATTGGGTCGTACTTCGACTTGACCCCCATCGCACCTTGCAGCTGGTCGTTCAGCTTCGCAATCTGCTTATCGACGCCAGTCGTGACAGCCTTCTCGCCAGCTTTTGCGACCAGAGCATCACGCTTAGCCTGCGTCGCGCTGATCTTCTCGACAATGCCGTAGATTTTGGTGGCCTGATCCAGCGAATAGCCGCTCTGCACGGCGGCTTGCAGGACATTTACCTTGTCGAAAGGGGTCTTCGGCGTGATGGCCTTGGCCAGCACTGCATTCCGCCCGGTCATGCCGAAGTCGGCCATGTGCGGGCGGATGTCGCCCACCACGTCAGGGTTGTCGGCGAAATGCTGCTCACGCGTCTGAACCAGTTGCTGCTGGCGGCGCGCGGTCATGGCATCGGCAACATCCTTATCCCACTGCGCTGCGGCCAGTTCTTCAGGATTCGGGATGGGGGCTGGCGGTTTGGCTTCGGGTGCTTTCTTGGACAGTGCACCTGCTGCGCCGCCAAAGACACCGCCGCCGAGCATACCGCCGATCATCGACTCAAAGTAATCCTGCCGCGCGTTGGCGTCAGTCAGCGACTGGTCGGAACCCCAGCGCTCAGCAACCGACTGGCCCACCTCGGTGGTGCCCTCAATGCCCATACCGGCCAAGGCTGCCTTCGCAGCAGCAACCTTACGGGTGCCTTCGCGCAGGATCGGTTCGCCTGTAATGCCGAGGTAACGGCCAGCCATGTACGGGAACAGGAGTTCCATCGCGCCAGCAGCGGTTGCGCCAATACCGGCCTTCAGCGGATCGTGAACGCCTGCATCCTGCTGCATCTGCTGGATTTGCTGCATCTCGCGGCCAGTGGTGTATGCGCCCATCCCGGCAATACCGGCGTTCTTGACCAGTCCTTCACCTGCCTTAATTGCAGCCTGCCGCGCAATCGCATCACTGATGCCGCGCGTGAGCAGCATCTTGGCACCAACTTCGCCGATGCCGCCTGTCGCCACGGCCCCGACAATGTCAGGCGCAAACGAACCCAGCTGGTACTGGGCATAGTCGAGGAAGTCGCCCAGCCCGTGGACGTTTGAGAACTGGTCGGTCGGCTTCGCCAGCTTCTGCATCTGCGTGCCAGCTTCTTTCAGCCCTTGCTCACCCCACTGGGTAAGACCCTGAGAGCCGGTGATGTCGCCTGTCCAGCGCGCGAGTGCCGCAGGAATCGCCTTGATGCCTGCCATGCTCGACGACAGGCCGCGCATGAAGTCGCCCTGCGCGGGTGCCTGCGCGGCTACAGGCTTCAACCCTGCGAGAATCGCGGCAACATCAGGGTCATTCGCAGCCTGACTGGATGCCGGACTCTGGAATCCAAAGTCAGACATAGCCTTCTGAAACTCGTCATCGGTCAGTGCCATAGTTTATTGGCCTGTCATCGACGCCAAGACTGCGCTAAGCGCATCACCACCGTTCATGTTCTTTTCTCGCATAAGACGCATCATCGCAATCTGTGCTTGTGCAACCATCTTCGGGTCGACAATACCCCTGTCTGCCAACGAGTTGCGCAAGTTGGCATACGCTTGAGGCTGTGTCCAGTCGCCCTTCGCTGTAGTGTTACTACCTTTGGCCGCACTGCCTACGGTTTTGAGCAGATTGTTCAGTAGCTCGACTTGTTGTTCAGGCGATGCGCGCTTGAAAATGTCTGACTGCGTCATACGGCCATACGTATTCGAGATGATCTGTTCAAGAGGTGTAGGTGCATGGCTAATGCGCGCTGCGCTTACCGCTGCGTTAGCGGATAACTCAGAACCGCGTACACGTGCCCAGTTATCCCCTGTCCCAGCCACGATGGATTGCAGCTCTTTCGGTAGATGGCTGACCTGCCCATACGTCAAGCCAGTGCCGGGGATTACTGTTTGTGCTGCCTGCTGCATGACATCGCGGGTATTTGCGGCTACTTGGTTCTCCCACCCGCGCCAAGGCCGGTTCGGGTCATACTCGATACGGCTCTGGTCAAACCCTCGAATAATGTCCAGAGGTGAAGACGAGCGTTCATCAGCCGGGTTATTCCATGTGCCTGCTTGATCGCCGAGAGCTGCCATACGTTTCTGTTCGGGCGACCCCTCATAGCCAGCCTCGATGCTTTTGTTGAACGCAATGACATCCGGGTTCGTAACGTCGCCGATGTATGCCTTGTTGAACCCGAGCTGCTGTGCCATGCGCTGCTGGTAAGCCCATTTACCATCGTAGTAATCAGGGGCGTCAGGTGCGGGTACGCCTGTCATATCCGGTGTAGGGGGCGTAGAGGATGTAGGCGCAGACGCGCCGCGTCCGGCAGCCGCACGTGTAGCCGCGCCTGATGCACTCTTGGCGAAATTCACCATCTGCGCATGGGCATAATCCGCATTCGCAGGGAATGCAAGATCACCTGCGCTGTTCGAGTTACCTGCGCCGGGTACGAGCGATGGCGTGGACACGGTAGCCGCAGGCACAGACACAGGTTTCGACCCATAGCTAAACAAAGGGCCGGGGCTCGGTAGCGGAGTAGCGTCGCCGGTAATCATGGTCTTCGCCGCCCCAGCGACAGGCCTTAGGGTCGCCTCTGTTGCGCGCCACGGAAGATTAAGCGCATCCCCCATGATGCTTCCAGACCCCCGAAGATACATCCCGGCAGCAGCAGGTGCACCACCTTTATCGTAGGCTGCGGAAATATCTTGGCCTATTGACGACGCTACTTTCCCCAGCGACGTATTTTGCAGCCCGAACATCTTGTACAGATCATCTAGATTAGCCATTGCTATTCCTTAGGTTATACCGTTCCACCATTGTAGTTGTAGTTATAGTTATGCGTAGTTACATCATCTGTGCGCACGTCATCTGAATGCACCCACGACTCTGAGGTGGTGCCAGCATTGCTGTAGCTGATGCTCTGCGACAGAGAGCCGTTGAAGCTGCGGCTCGAACTGTTGGTCGACGAGTTGTACGCAACACCCTGCATCGAGGTCTGGTGAGCCTGCGAAGTGCTGTTCGAGTCGCTGATCGAGCCGGAAAGGTTGACTGCCGACAGCGCGGCGGCTGCCAGCTGGGAAGCAACCGTAGCGCCCGCGCGCATGGCTTCGATGACGGCATTGAGCTGTGCAGTCATCGCCGTCAACTCAGCCTTCGCCGCTTCGACCTGAACCTGCGCCTGTGCGATCAGGCGATCTGCCTCAGCCTTGTAGACCTTCGTCTCGGAATCAACACGCGAGGCTTCGCCGCCCACCTCTGCGGAGTACGCCTGCACTTCGGACTTGTAGACATCGGCCAGCGCACCGACGCGCTTGGCTTCGCCGTCGACCTGTTGGGCGAACGCGGCGATCAGCGACTTGTAAACCTCAAGCGGAAGCTCCTGCTCCAGCTTGATGTCCATGTTCTTCAGCGCGATCAAGGCGTCGACATTCTTGGCGTAGCCGTTGATGACCGAGTTGTAGGCGTCGGACTGGGCCTTGTAGACGTCCACCTTCAGGCCTTCAGCCTTGATCTGGGTTGCGTACTGCTCATACTCGGCAGTCTTCGCCTGAACCTGCGCAACGTAGGCTTCGATGAGCGCGCGGAAGGACTCGATCTTCAGCTTGTTGACGTCGGCCTGAACCTTGACGGCTTCGAGCTGCGCCTTGTAAATCTCGATGGTGGCCAGTTGCGCGCTGATCTGCTCGTGGTACAGCGCAACCATCTGCTGGTTCAACTCCCCAATGACGCGCTGCGCCTCAATCTGGGCGCGATACAGCTCGACCTTGCGAGTCTCGGCCTCGATGCGGATGCGGTATACCTGCGCGTCGGCCAGATACGCCTGAATCGACGCGTTGTAGGACGACACCCGTGCGTTGAACAGGTCAACTGCGATCATGGCAGCAGCCTTGGCCGCCTCGAATGCACGCTGCGCGACAGCGTTCGCGTAGGTCAGCAGGTCGCCTTCCAGCTTGACCGACTGCTCGATGGCAAAGTGGATGTTGGCCTGCTCCAGTTTGGCCTGCTCGATCATGACTTCGCGCGACAGGGTCGAGTTTTTGGTTGCCGTTTCCAGCGCCAGCATCTGCGTCTGCGTGACCTGCGCGCCTTGCGGCAGCGTGAATCCACGCGCGCTCCACTGAGCCAGAACCGTGTCAGTCGCAGCGATCATGTTGATGTTCTCGCGCGCGCGACCGCGTTCCCAGATCGCCTGCTCGACATCCGGCGGCAGACCGGTGGCGGTGCCAGATACCCAGTCTTCAAGCCGGTTCTTCAGCAGCGTCATGAGCGCATCGTCAAATGCAGGCTCGACGAAGTTGATGCCTATATCGGGTGCAAGAGGCACTTCACCGGGCTCGTGCGAGGAGTAGAAGTCGATGAACTCCAGCACAGGCGCATCCGGCAGGACGATGTCGAAAAGCGACGGTGCCGTCGGCAGCGAAATGCTGGGCTCAGTCGGGTAGAAGATGGCGTCCAGCTCGGGCGAGGCAGGAACTTCTGCGGTCAGCGGGCTGGGCGGAGTCAGGTCGGTATTGACGGCGGGTGCGGCAACATCGAACGTCGGTGCGTCAGCAATTGTCAGGGGGTCAACGGTACCCAGCGTGGGCTCGGCAGGTGCAGTCGGAAACTCCGTCGTCATATCCGGTGCGACAGGCGAGTCAGGCATCACGAAAGGCGATATGACCGTCGTCGGAACACCTACGTCCACATTGATAGGCGGCAGGTCAGCGATGCTTGCGGCAGCCGTCGACAGCTGCTCAATGAAATCCTGTGCGACCGTAAATGCTTCAGAGGCATACGACTGGGCCTGTGCCCAGCCCTCCGTAACCAGCTCAGGCGCGACGGAGTCGAACGTGGACGCGACGTTGGGTACGCTGGGTACATCGGCAGAACCGGCGGCATCGGGGGTGGGGATACCGCCAGAAAGATAGAGTGGAACATGGTCGGACATATCAACCCCCGGATACTGTGTGCACTTAGCTTAGATTAGCCTCTACGTCGAGATAATACAACAGGTAGCAGTTCTACAGTATCAAGCTCGAAATCGCTGCCATCGACGTTACCGTAACGTACTTGCCAGTAAACAGACGATATACCTTTGATAGTGCTGACTGAGCTAGTTGACAACTTTGTTGCTGCATTATACGGAATTACATAGTCTGTACCATCATTACCGTCAGGTATGATACGCAGCGTCATATTGCCATCTGTCTTCTGGCGCACATATGCAGCATATACACGGTTCTCCAGTCCCGACCCGAAATCGGTAATACCCGAGAGCACATGGGCATCAATGGCCGCGCCTGCATCGACAGCGCCTGCGATCAGGTAAATGCCTGTATCCGAGGCGGCGAGATACGCGTTGCCCATCTTGCCGAAGCTGTTGAACGGGAAGTTCTGGTATTCGGTCAGGGCCTTGCGACGCGTATTCAGGCAGTACGATACGAACGAGGGGCTGACCGGCAGGGTGTCGCCAATTGCCTCGACCACGAACAGCGGGATCGTGACATCCATCGTCCCGACGTATTCGCCGTAGCCAGTGGCATCCTCGACGAAGAACGGCAGCGTAACGGAGGCTTCGCCGACCTGCCCGGTATAGCCTGAAGCCTCAAGCGCAAAGAGCCTCAGATCAAGCGCTACATCACCGGAGCCTGCAACCGCTATCGTGCCCTGTACGCTGAGCAGCGGCAGGTCGATAACCATTGTGCCGGTGGGCAGGCCCTCGGCTGCCACGCTGAACAGCGGCAGCGTGACGCTGGATGTGCCAAGCTGCTCAACGAGAGCATCAGCCGCGACACTGAACAGCGGCAGCGTTACATCACCGACACCGGTGTCTGCCGCAGCTGCGACGCTGAATAGCGGCAGGTCAACGCTTGAAACGCCAGCCGAACCTGTGAGTCCTGTACCGGCTGCCGAGAGCATCGGCAGGTCGATTGGCTGCTGGTAGATCGACGTGACTGTGCCTGTAACGCCTGAGGCGCTGAGACTGAACGGCGGCAGCGTAACGCTGCCTGTCGCCACAGCTATATCGCTGCCTGCGGCTGTTACGTCAAAGGGTAGAAGATCGACCGTAAACGATACGGATGGAACGACCGTGCCGATAGGATCAGTTGCACCTATCGAGAACAGCGGCAGCGTGACTGCGCCCCACGCGGGGTTGACCTCCGATACGTTCGAGACAGGACTGTGCCCAATGAACGAGACAGTCCCCGTACCCGGTACATCGACTACGGGCTGAACGAAGGCTACCGGTTCGTACCCGGTAAGGGCGAGTGTCGCCTGACCGGGCAGAACGGTGTTAGACATGGTTCACCCCGTTACTGGGCGGGAATACTCGCAGTGAAGCCGGAGATGGTCTGCGTCGCCGTCGCCGCGATGGTCGTCGAGCTGAGGTTCAGCTGTGCGCCCGAGGTCGACACTGACCCGTCCATGCGAATCTGGCTCTCCGTCGAGTCTGCGATGCCGCTGTCAGTAACCGAACCGACAAACCGGAACCAGCCTGCGGTACCGCCTGCAACAGCTGCACCACTCCAAGTCTGGTCGGAACGCTTCGAGATGCTGCCTGCCGCTGCGTTGTCGAGTTGCAGGCCATTGACTGCGTCAGTGCCGCCAGCCATGTTGCCGTAGGAGGCCGTCATCGTGGTGAGGGTGCCCGTAACGACAAAGCCGTTGGGGGCCGAGCCTGAGCCGCGCATCGCCGAAATCGTGACGACCGTGCCCGAAGACGTTGCCGTGTACTCAGGGCTGGAGATACCTTTGTTGATTGCCGTAGCGAGGTCGGCAGCGGTCTGGGTCAGAGAGGTGTTGAACGGCACTGGTGCTGCAATGATGTTGACGCCGTTTACAGTGATCGTGTCGACGGAACCAGATGCGCCAGTTGCCAGCGTTACTGTACCAGTAGCAAGCACTTCAGGTGTATGTGCGCCACTGTTGTCAGTGTATACGCACAACAGCGTACCGGTAGGCGCAGCATCAGCAGTAGCAGGCTGAGCACCTGAATAAACCAAGATTTTGCCATTCTGCAAGGCATTTTTGAGGGAGCCGTGTTGCAGCAGGAAGTCACGAAGTGCGGTCGAGATACGAAGTGCCATGTCAGCTCTCCTTTAATTTTGCATCACAGAAATGAATCGGCGAATACCAGACTGTTCAAGAACAATACTAGCACCTTTTGAGCCGGGGCTATAGGTGAATTGGTCGTGCGTCAGGTTATATAGGGTGCCACCGGTTATACCGAGCACCTTACCCTGAGTAGACTCCCAGAATGCTACGCGATCAACACCTCGCTCAGTATTCTCTGTGCCATAGGTAAGTGTACCTGACACAGCTCCATAGTCTGCAATGCGCTCAACTGCGAAATCGCTTGCGTCGTGGCCTCGGAGAAAGACTGTCTCACGATCAGTCGCTACAAAAATGCCATCGCGCACAGGTGCGAAAACCTTGATGACACTGTTGAATCGCAGGAAATCCCGCATATCCATCAGCTCGTAATTGCCGGGCTGCGTGTAGTAGGCAAGGTCGCCCCGGACAATGTAGATGCGCCCGTTGTACAGCGCGAGAGCCGTACCGGGTACAGGTTTGTACTTGAACTGCGTCATCAATGGACGCGACAAATCAAGGCCTGTATCGGCATACTGGAACGACAGGGTTCCACGTGGAACCGATGCGACAAGGTAAAACATCTCGCCGTTTTGCGGTGTTGCGTAGATGTTTATCTGTGCAATATCCGGCATCAACGGCGCGGGAAGGCTGTTGAGCATTACACCAGAGTCAGCAGGCACGGCGACATTAAGCATCAACGATGCGCCTGACTCAAAGCCGTCATTGCGAACGTAAGTCAGTACGAACTTGTAATCTCCAGCAGGGAGGCTGCCCGGCACGAGCGTGTAGGTAGCCATGCCGGGATTAGGTAGGCCCCATGAATTAACGAACCCGTTGCGATATGCACCTGTCTGCGTGCCGTTGCTGTGAAAGATTGCGCCGTTGACCTCTACGTAGGCCATCTCAGCGCCTTCAACAAGACCGGTGCCAAGCGACGTTGTAGTGTAGTCTTCGTTCAGGCGGTAGAAGGTGGTGCCTGCGACAAAGAACCCGATGGTGCCGTTCGACCAGAAGCTGTGCGCGCCGGGCGCGTCGAGCAGCTGGCTGTACCCCGGACGACGGCGCAGCTTACCTGCATCGTCGATGTCTACGTTGACGGCCTCGACGAGTTCGCCGGGGGCCAGAGCTTCTTCCGCGACCGTATTCTTGAGCCCCTTGAACTCACCCATCGCCTTGACTGGTTCATTGGTGTCTTCGCCTTGAAGCTTCTCGATGCGCGCCATTACCAGCCTCCAAAGAAGAAGCGTACCGGCGCGCTTCGCAGCCGAATAGCATCCTGCCGCGCCATGCGCACGTTGTCGTTGAACCGGTTGAGGAACGTCGCTGCGTGCTCCGGGGCGTAGCCATCGACTTCAGGCTCGGTGAGCGCGAGATACGCTGCGTAGTCGCAAATGTCGAAGTGATACATCTCGGGAATCTCAGGCGTCGCCGTAAGTGCGTCGAGACTCATGGCCGTGATGGGCGTGCGCGCCACGCGCAAGTGAGCCGTATAGCTGCCGTCCGGCACCGGCCCGAACTCGATAAGCCCAGTCGACTCCTGAGTCGAGTACAAGCGCGGCATTCCCGGCGGGAACGTCGTCAAGTCCGGCCACGGGTAGGCACGGTAGGTGTTTCCGGGGTGCATCTCGCTGTGGGATACGTGGATCAGTTCGGTAATCATCCCGTCGAGACGGGCCGACAGAACCTTGAGCACAGACGGGTGCAGCGCGTACTGCGTCGTATTGGCCACGACACTGATCTGCGTCACAGCAGCCGTGGTCGCGTCGATCAGGCAGAACGTGCGGCGTGCAAACAGCGTCTCGGCTTTGTTCAGGTAGCGGATCAAAACCGAATCCGGCCACAAGGGCTCATTCACACCCCCTGTGACCGACGTCTTGCGATCACGCAGAAGGTGCCCGCCCAAGTGACTAAGCAGCTCCTCCGTTGTCGCCATGATTTACTGCACCGTGCGGAAGGGGAAGCGGTTAAACGACTTCAGCTCATGCCGACCTTCGCCGGTCAGGATCAGCCGGGACTCGACTGCGTTCTCCAGAACATGGACGATTTCGGGCGGCACTTCCACGCGTTCGCCACGTTTGATGTTGAACGCGTAGCCGTTGACCGAGATGAACACGTGCGTGTCCTTGGGGTTCTCGCTTTCGGAAATGATGATCCCAATGCGCTCAGGCTCAGCCTTGGCGACAGCGGTCGTCGACGGGGCCTTAGCACCGCGCTTGCGCTTGTTGGGGGTGGCTTCCGGCTCAGGCTCCAGCCCTGCTGAAAGATCATCGTTGAGGTTTGCGTCCGGCTTCTGCTCGGTCATTTCGCTTTCCTTTGAGTTGGGGTGGAATTACTCATCACTGCCCTCGTCTGCCGCGTCTGCGAACCCCTCCGAAAACATATCGGTGGGAGTTTTCAAACCCGGCAGCTTGGACTTGAGGAAGTTGACGACTTCATCGGACGACTTGAAGACGTAGCCCTTCCACGGCTCAGGTGTGCGGTAGTCAGGCGACACCGCATTGCTGTTACCGGCGGGCGAGGTTGTCGGCTCGTACAGCTCGACCTCAAAGCCGTTCGTCATCTTCTCGATCCTTACGACGTACTCGCCCATGCTGCTGCTCCTTACGCCGCAGCGATGAAGGAAATCGCCTTGGAGGTGCCAGCAAGCGTGGCCGACAGGGTGATGGTGCCGTCGCCGTTAAACAGGATGGCCGAGCCGGTGTCCTGCGTGATGGCCACGGTGCCGCCCACGGTCTTGACCGAGTTTGCAGCGGGCATACCGTAAATCTTGTCCCACTGGATGTTGTCAGTCGTGTTCACGACCTTGACCCAGCTGGGGTTGAAGCCGAGGGTCACGGTTGCGGCAGTGCCGTCAGAGGTGAAGGAACCAGCGGAAAAGTTGGAGATGCCGCCGTTGAAGTGAGAAGGGCTTACGTTCATGATTGACTCCTAGTTCAAATTGCGTAGAGAAACGGGGGCCGAAGCCCCCGAGTCATTAGGCGGTGGCGGCGACTTCCATGCGAACCATCCATGCGTCGTTCAGGATGACCGCAGCTTGCATCGTCTTCCAGCCAGCGGTGCCGCGCTGACCCAGCGGGTCGCCGGGGGCGGCCTTCGGGTTCACGATCATCGGGGTCAGAGCGTTCTGGCCCTTCAGCGGCACGATGCCGTAGGCATCCTTGGCGATCAGCAGCACCGGGTACACGTCGGCGAGGGTGCCGCTCGTGGAGAGCATCAAGCCTTTCGCGCCGCCAGCATCGGCGAACTGGGTGAACAGGGTCGAGCGCAGGTAGCGCACGTCTTCGACCGCACCGATTTCGTTCTCGAACGGGGTGACAGTGCCGTACTGCTTGGTCGGGATGAACCCGGTCATGTTACGGATGTCGTTCTCGACGTCGGGGTGGGTCAGGGCGATGAACGCAGCCTCAATCGGCTGGGTGTTGTACGCCGGGGTGGAACGCAGCACCGAGGTGATGAAGCGTGCGTTCTGACGCTTCAGGGCACGGGTGGCCTTGCGCTGGAGCGTGGTGGTGATGACGGTGTTGACGTCGGTACGCAGCGTGCCGTTGGCGTAGAACACGTTGGTGCCTGCCTTCAGGACGTTGTAGCGGATCGTCTCGACGGTCTGGGCAGCCTGTTCGCCCAGCACCTCAGTTGCCTGCTGGAGAACGGGGTCTTCGTGGGTGTCCATGACCACATCGGTCAGGCCGACGAAATCGCCGTACTGCGACAGCGTGACGGTGTAGTCGGTCACGGTCAGCGGGCTGCCAGCAGGGGTCACGCCTTCAACCAGCGGGGTCAGCGCCAGCGGCAGGGAGTTGTAGCGACGGAATTTCGCAGTCGTGGACGAGGCGTTCGGGATCGGGTAGGTCTGGCCGAACTTCTCGATGCACAGGTACGGCATACCGCGCTTGAGCATCTGGGCCACAGCGTAGGCTGCGGTGCGGGGGGAGATGTCACCATAGGTCGTAGTCATTTTTCGACTCCTTTACTCAATGAATATTCTTCACTGCCTCATCCCATGCTGCTGCGAAGTCATTGGGGTTGGACTCCGTTGCAACTGGTGCTGTACGCCGTCCACCTGAGACGGGTTCCAGCGCTGGGGCTGCCGGGGGTGCAGTAGAAGACGTCGTCTGCGGAGTCGTCTTACCTACAGCTTGCTTATACAAGCTTACTACCTTTATTACATCATCAATACTACCAGTGTCAAGTGTTTCTTGGTAGGCCTTTGCAACCGGTGCAGGCTGGTTGTTCATCCATGCCGTCATCGCTGCTTTGATTTGCGGGTAGTCTACAACTTTTGCCGTAATTGCGGTATCACGTTTGGTAGCGCTGGTGTCCTTGTGTTCGTTCAGCAGCGGTTGGATCATGCCGAACAAGCTTTGCAGCACCTGCCCGACCGCAGTGTATACCTCGGTCTTCAGGTTCTCACCCATTTCCTTGCGCAACAATTCCTCTGCGGTGGCGACATCCGGCCAGTCGGCCTTGTACTCCTCGATGCGCGCGCGCTCGGCTTCTGTCAGTACAGGCTTTGCTTCGGCTGCTGGAGGTTGCTCTGCCGCAGGCGGCTCTGCCGGGGGTTCCGTCTGCTGCTTCTTCCACTCGGCCTCAGCAGCGCGCAGACGCGCGAGTTCAGCGGCGTCGTCGCCGGATAGTGCGGTCGCGGGCTCAGATGGTTCGGCGGGAGCTGCAACAATGGGCTCAGCAGGTGGTTCGGCTGAAGATTCCGCTGAAGGCTCGGGAGCTGCAACGACAGGCTCGGCAGCCGGTTCACCGCCTTCGACAACGACAACAGGCTCGGCAGCCGGTTCAACAACAGGTTCAGCAGGCGTGGCCGGAGCCGCTTCCGCGTTCGTGGCTTCAGTAAATGCGTCATCGAATGACATCTCCTCGCCGTTGTTTCCGTCTGCGGGCATTGCGTTCTCCTTTACTTGGATTCACCAGTTGCGACTGGTTTCATAATGGCGTCAATCATACGTTGATACGCCGCATACTCACCTTGGTACGTCTTCAATTCGTCAGGCGCACACTTGGTCATCAACCTCAGGCTACGCTGTTGCTGCATCATAGCGTACTCCACGGCTTTTGATAGCCCATCTGCATGGCGCATATCATACATCGCCCTGCGAAGCTCAACCTCATCCTGCCGGTTGGTGTCCGGTAGCATCATTTAACATACTCCCTACTGTACTGTACGTGTCAGTCATGGTGCGCTGTTGATCGGTCTGTATCGAAGCTTCGGTCTTGTCGGCCTGTGCCTGATTGCGCGCCGTCTTGCTCAGGATTTCCTTCAGGCCTGCCTGCTGCAACATATCGTGCAGCTGCTTGTCCTGCGCCATCTGCTGCTGCTCGGCAGCGGTTTCGGCGTCGACCTGATCTTGGTCTTTCAGGATGTCGGTGCCGAGGTCACGCACAATCAGCCGCTCCTTCAGCAATTCGCGGCCCTTGACGAGCTTGCGGTCTTCGGGGGACATCGTGTAGGCCAGCTGGTCGAGTGCCTGCGCGCGGATTTCCTTGGCCATCAGTGAGGTGGAGCCGCGCGCGATAGGCTGGAAGTCGCCCCGGATTTCCGGGTCGTCGTTGAACAGCATATTCCACTCGATCATCGCGTTGATGACCGATTCAGTGAAGCGGTCGAAGTTGCGCACGATGTCGCGGGTCGGGAGCGCTGCTGCGCCGAGCAGCATACTGGTGCCCTGTGCCGTGCGGAATGCTTCTTTGCCGGAGCCGGACGACGCGACGTTGCCCACGGACTGGGGCGGCGAAACTGTTTCCTCGTCGGCCAGCGACTTGAACATGGAGAAGATTGAAGTCAGCTCGGTGATGTGCGAGTCGATCCGAATCTCGCGCACCGCCGGGTGGTTCGCCTCCGCGCCGATGCCTTCGCGGTAGTACACCTTGCGCGCGTGCGGGCTCAGCTGCTGCCCCGGCATCAGGAGTTCTTGGTTCATCTCCAGTATCGGGCCGCAGACGACCGAGGCGTTGTCGAGCAGCATCCGGGTTGCAGCACAGGCAGCCATCTGGGAATCGCGCATGACGTTCGGCAAACCCTCACCGGTCAGGCTGGCGTCGTCTTCCTCGAACACGAACTGGTGGAACAGGCTGATGCGCCCTTTGAACGGGTTGATCGCAGCCTTGATGACGACGTTGCCAATGATCCAGATGCTGGCCTCGATCATCTTGTCAGTGTCGGCGTCGGCAATGGTCTGGCCTGCTGCACGCAGCTCGGAGCCTTTGACCCGGCCCCACCACTCCAGCAGCTCGTACTTTGAGGTGGTGCCGGTGTCGACGTTCTGCCGGTCGGCGCTGTCCGTGCGCAGCTCAACCTCGTAGGCCTTTTCCTGCCAGTTCCCGTCGGGGTTGTCCTTCAGGTACTTGCGGATGCGCGTACCCATGAAGTCGCCCCGGTCGACCAGATCGAGGACGTTATGGTAGTCCATGACGTGGCGCTGGAACTGACCGCTCATCGTTTCCCACGTCTTCGCCGTCAGGTCGGGGTAGTAATCCCACAGCGGGACGAACTCGAAGATTGGGCGGTAGATGATCCGCTCAATGGCGACATACCTGCCGGTTGCGTCCTGCGTCCATTTGCGCGATTTCGACTTGCGGTTGAACGGCCCCTTGAGCACGCCTGCGCCGTACCGGACGCCTGAGCGCACCACACTGCGCACCAGTTCCTCGTATTTCGACTCGAACAGCTGGTCGGTGATGGTGTCGTCGAGACGCTGCATACGCTTCTTGGCGAACTCGATGACAGCTTTCTCGATAACGTCGGAGTCGAGCGGCTGGGCGGGAGGGGGCTGCTGGCCCTGCTGTATGGCCTGCTGCTGCATCTGCTGCTGCTGCTGATTTTGCAGGGTGTCGAGGACGGTTTGCAGGTCTTCGGTGGAAATGTCGGGGACGGGGCTGACCTTCAAACCCCAGTTCTTCTCGTTCTGGGGAAACAGCATATCCATCAGGCGGGACACCATCGTTACGACCTTGATGCGCGTCAGTTTCGGATAGGCTTTAGACTGGTCATCAGGGATGTTTACGTCGGCGTCGTACACGCCCTTGTACTGGCGATAGTTCTTCGCCCACTGAATTTCGACGGTCTTGCGGTCTTTCTCGAATTTGGAAAAGCTGTCGCTGAGGCGCTGCCCCAGTGCATCGAGCACTTCAATACTCAGCGTCGGCTCAAGCGTTACTGTCGACTGTGGCTCATCCATAATCAGTACCCCATAGTCCTGTCAGCGGGCTTATACGTAACGAAGTCGAACTTCTGTTCTCGTCTCCGAGCAGCACGCTCAGCTCCGCGCTCAATATACATCACGCCGTATTGTAGTGCATCATGCACGTGTGAATACTCATTTTTCGCAGGTTCTGCATCCGTGTTCGCTTTACGCTTAGCATAACAGTATCGCCCATCAAACCCTCTGAGTAGTGTTGAGCACTCCTTGTTGACGAGGAATCCGGCCCCTGTCTCGACCATGCGCATCAGCACGTTCTCGACTGCGCCGAGGCGCGCGGGCAAACGGTTGGTGTGGGCGGGCAGGAACTTGAATCCGGCGGTGCGGAACACGTCGACGACCGATTTTTCGTCTGACTGGGCACGCGTCACCGAGGCTGGATCGCCGACGACGATGATGCTGCACTCGCGGTAGCCTCCGTTGTTCAATACCGGGTTCAATTTGGTGGTGATGAACCGCTGCGCGCCCATTGTGGTGCCAAATGGCGTTACGACTTCGCTCAGGACGATGATCTGCCCATGTAAATCCTGCTGCATCAGCACGGCGGCGGGGGTCAGGCCCGCGTCGAACCCGATTATCAGGTCGAGTTTCGCGTTGGGTCGGTAAATCGCTTTCGCCACGTGCAGACTGGGCGTGTACATGGGGTAAACCGGCTCTCCGGCGACGCTCCAGCCCCATGCAACCTCGATGAACTGCTTGACCCAGCGCTCGGACTTACCCTCGGCCTGCGAGTTGTAATACGCCGCGCCGCCGGGTAGGTTCTTGAGGTTCTCGGCCTGCGGCGAAAACCCGCTTGGCTGCTTGAAATAGAAGCAGTTAAGCGGTTTCTTGTCGGTTTCGAGGAACTCGTACCACCAGTCGTCCTCGTTGCCGGGGTTGGAAGCACCCCACATCCCCCAGTTCGTCGCCCCGCCGTCCACGGCTGCCGGGTAACGACCGCAACGAGCCGCCAGCGCTTCGACAATCTCCTGCGGTATCTGCACGAATTCGTCGAGAATGGCGAACGTGACCTCCAGCGACAGCACCCGCGCCACGTCGTCAGCGGTATCCAGCGGCCTGAACAGCACTTCGCACTCGACGTCGTCGTAGCGCAGCACGAATTTGTTTTCGCTGGCCCGCCACGTCCCGGCCTCGCCATCCTTGAGCCACGTCATGAACGACGGAATCGTGGTGTCTTTCAGCTGCGGAAACGTGTTCCGCACGATCACCGCGCGGGAGCGGCGCACCCCGTCGCGCGTCGACGGCTTCTGCAACGACGCCATGTGCAGCAGCTTGAAGATGTTGCCCACGGTCTTGCCGGAGCCTACCGGCCCGATGATGAAGTCGTAGAAGAACTCACCCGGCCTGTAGGCCTTGATGAATTCCTTGACGGTCGGTGCTGGCGTGTAGTCGATTGTGCTCATTATGGCAGGCCTGCGAGATTACCGTGCGAGTCGTAAAAACCATACCCATGAGAGCCATTCATGAATATCGTGTATGTGCTGCCCTCCCAACGATACACGTAGAGTCCATAGGGTGTAATGGTTACACGATAGCTGCATGGGCCTCCGTAAGAGCCGCCATCGGAGTATGCGACGAATGGCCCAGCGTTTTCGCGTGCGTAGTACACATCTCCTGAGCCGCCCTGATTCGGGAACATGATCCCCGTTGACTGGTACATCTGCCGTACCATGCGGCAATCCGATGGGCCTACATTATCCGGGTAGTCAACAGTATACGTACCTTCTGCGAACGGGTGCACACCGCCCGGGTCGTCAAGCACTCGTGACCCCATATGTGTCCAAGCTCCATGACCTGCATACGTGCTACATGGATCAGTGCCGTTGTAAGCCCACCCGCCCCAGTAGACGCTGTCAGGTAAATCAGGGCACCGGTTTTTCGGAAACCAACTGTTCCATACGTTTATGATGGTCTTTGCTGCCGACCAGTTCTGTGTGGTCGGTACGGTGTACAGTGCCGTCCACTGCCGCGACAGGCAAATCGGAAACCCGCCCAACTGAGAACCTACAAGGCAGATGGAATCCCATGTCCAGTCGTTGGCTGTGCTGAAGCGGAAACCGAAGGTGTACGGCTCCGGCTCGTGACTCTCATCGTCATCGGTTTTGTACTCGAACTCGTCCGGTTTCCACTCCTCACTCGGGAACTCCGGGGTGGGTATTGATGGCTGCGTGGTGGTTGGGGTTTCATTGCTCAGGCCACCAAAACTCGAAGGGATGCTGATCGTGATTTCGCTCTGCCCGAACCGGTGTGCGGCGGTGACGGTGCGGCCATCGGGGAGAGTCTTTTTCAGTGCGTACTGCTCCAGTCCGTGGTAGCCCATCTGCTCACGCACGTAACCCAGCAGCTTCCTGCCGTAGTCGATGAGCTGCTTCGCGGCGGCGTGGTCGCCATGAAAGCGGAAGCGTACCTCCTCGGTATCGCGCGCCATGTCAGCCCAGATTGATGTTGATGTGCAGCCCGCTGACCGCTTCGCTCTGCTTTTCCTTGGGTTCCAGATTGCCCACCTTGGCTTGCCACTTGATGAGGTCGGCGCGCACGGATGCCGGGGTGTTGGGGTCGAGGCTCATGCGGAACACTTCGGGGAGCAGTGCTTCAGCCTGCAACGCGGCCTTGATGCGGAAGGTGACACCCTTCTCCTTGAGTTCGGCCATGTAGCGTTCGACTGCCTGCTGGAACGGGTGGTATTCCTTGAGGGTGTAATACTGGTCGGAGGTCAGGCCGTATTCGGCAGCCACGGTGACAGGGTCTTCCAGACCAAGCGCGATGTCATACGCCATTCGCGGATCGAACGGGATAACAGCATTCTGGTTGAGGGTGAGTGAGTTCATAGATGGATGTGTAGCAGGTAATGCTGTGGTGGTCAAGCTTCTCCGGGGTCATCACTGCTTACACGCCAGAATATGATGTGGCTGTAGTAGCTGCGAAGCTGGTTCATGAGAGCGTTGACTTCATCCAGATAACGCGATTCCCAGTCGTCACCTGTTTCCTCGTCTATGACGAAGCCTATGGTGTGACCGTTATCCCATGCGATACGGTATCGAGGGGGGAACTGTAGGATAGTTGCACTCATGGAGTAAACATAGCACGGGTTCGGGGGTGTGTGGTGCTGTTACACTTTTTGGAATAGGTCACAAAAATTATGTGTGATGTGGATATTTAAAACACCTATCCCTCCCTCCCCCCTGCCCCCCTCGTCCTCCCCAGCACTACCCCATAGCGTATATATAGCATCCCTATAGGTGCTATAATGTAATTAGTACGGCAGGCATTCAGTTTGTACGTACAAACTCCCAATCACTTAATCAAGGAGCATTACCATGAAAGAGCAAATCAAACGCACCGTTACCTTCATCAACGAAGCCCGTCAGATTGTCGCGGGTGAGCAGGCACGCGCCACGTCGCAATTCGAGCAGGCGCGCACCATTGCCACCGCGCGCCAAGCTGACATTCTGGCTATGGGTGACAAGCCCGCACGCGACGCGATCCGCGCCGACGTCAAGCAGGCGTTCTCGGATGCAGGCTATCCCGAGAGCACGGCAAAGCACGCTGCCACGGTCTGGGCTGCCGTCATCCATGCGCTTGCCACGGGTGCGACAATGCCCGAGCACGCCGCCAACATTCAGGCGGTTTATCGCTGGATGACGGAAAACAAGCCGAAAGACGGCAAGCAGGGGGGACGCCCGGCCGCCGCCAAGACTGCCGACAGCTTCAAAGGCGACCAAGCCCACGCTGCCGAGCACATGGCGAAACTGAATGCCCCGCAGCGTGGCGAGTATGCCCACCGCACGCTATCCGCCGTGGCGGAAAGCCTGAAAGACGGCACAGTATCAAACACCATGCTGGCTGCCGCTCTAGAGTTCGCCATGCAGTACCCGGAGGCTGTACTCGAACTAGCCAAGGCGCAAGGCGTGCTGAAAACCGCCAGCCGTCGCAAAGCGGCCTAAACCCTCAACCATCACACGCCCGGCGCAAGCCGGGCTTTTTTTCGCCCGGAGAAAAGACATGAAATCAGCCCTTGAACTTGCACTGCTTGAAGCCTTGAAAGGCCAGCCCATAGGCACGCTCAAAAAGCAGCTTAGTACCGCGCAGCGTGCGTCGCCTGCGGCACTGCCAGCCGTGCAGCCCGCACGCATCAAGCCACGTGATGCCGAAGCACGGCACGCCCGCTTTATGAAGGGCTTTCACCTGCCCGGCTTCAAGCACAAGGCACAGACGGAAACAATACGTGACAGGGTACAGCCGTTCCTAGTGCGTGGCATCCATGCAAAGCATGGACTACCTGAATGGTAGTTTGTATGTACAAACTCATGCTGTATGGTTGTGTGGGGTAGGTATGTTAGCCCCTCGCGCAGCCCAATATCCACGGGGCTTTGCAGATGGGTTACCTTTATAGGTCTAATTGGTATCCCCTGCGTTTACAACCTTTCTTATCCACCGTTCGAGATTGGGGGTTTTAGATGTGCGTGTTGAATCCACTGTATGCCTTGCTGGGCTTGGGTTTGCGGGGTGTGGGTCGTCCATCGTGTTATAATGTATATGAGTGTAAGAGTAATAATATAATAATAATGAAACGACTCGGCGGATTTTTGACCCCCACACACACGATGGATGCTGTGCCCAACCACACACCCCATGAAAAAAGTGGCAGCTTGAGTTTTTTTTCGACTCTTGTACTCGTATCAGTTATCAACTTTAATGTATGCCCGCCCCAATCACTTAATCCACGCCACATTCAAGCGGGGCTTGTGGCTATTTTCGTGCGGAGTTTACACCGGACAGAATCGCAACACGTATCAATTAGAGCAACTTGAAAGATTAAAAACGATTCAGTTTGAATAATGTTGACGTTTTACCGTGCTTGACACCGTGGATGTGGCAACCTAAACTGCACATCTAATGTTCAACACACATATGGAGCAACATATTATGTCTCAACCCAACCCTAACCGCATAAGCCGTGAGCGTTTGACTGAGCTGTTCAAGAATGATGTATTTCTTATATCATCCTTAGTCACGATGGACAACTCGGCTTATCGTAGCGTCATGTCGCAGGCACGCTTCGTAGGCATGGAAACAGGCACGGCTGCCTCACGTGGATACTACGAGCGCAAACCTGTCGCCCCTGCTGCTGTCGTGCTTGCGCATATCCGCTCCAGCGTGGATGGTGTTGAGTGGTTCAAGCTGCGCAACACGATCAGCTACCTGCGCTCCTCATACAAACGGACGACGCGGCAGGGTGAAACGGAAGCCGAGAAGCGCGCCCGGTATCAGCGGGAGTATTACGCCCGGCGCAAGCGTGAAGCGAAGATGCAACTGGTTCGCGTGGTCTTGCCGCGTGAACTGTACAAGGAGGTGTGTGATTCGCTGGATGCAGCGGGTCGCCCCGACCTCACCGAGAAGGTTATCGCCTCAAAGGTGGGGGGCAAGTAGCAGTTTGTACGTACAAACTGTTTTGAATCAATCACTTAATGGAGGTGCAGCATGACACACATCAACACGAAGTTGGTTCCCCACGTGCCCGAGTGGTTCAAGCGGTTCACGGCATGGCTGTTTGCGCTGGCGCACGATGACGAGTTGAACGAGGTCAGTTTCTACGTGCGTTACAAGCTGGAGTGCCCGCCTGCGACTGCGAAGCAGGCCACGCCTGACACGGTGCGGCAGTTGCGCGATGACCGGCTGCGCGCGCTCGGCGCGATGGATGTAATGTCCCGTCTGGGACTGGGGGGACGGTGATGAAATACGCTAGCCTGTTCGTCCCGCTTATATCCATCCTCGTGGTGTTCGGTGGCATTGTTGCCGCTGCGCATCAGGTGGCATCCAGCCGCATCACCACGGAGTGTGCAGAGCACGGTCAATTTGTCTCGGACGGCAAGCTGTACCTGTGCATCCCGACCCACTGGAGAGAAGGAGGTGAGAAGTGAACGCGTTGCTTGGTGTCTACTGGCGCTGGGCGTACTGGGAAGCAGTGAACGATGGGCGGCGGGTGTGTCTGCTGCCTGCGTTTTATCGGTAGTTAAATCATTTAATCAAGGAGTTACATCATGGAATACATCAACTACATCACCGCTGTCATGGCCACCGTGCTTGCTGTTCAGGCAGGCATCAAGATGTATCACTTCGTGGGCAAGTTGCGCACGTCGCCGGGGATGCGCGGCATCAACTCCATGCCGGGGAAACCCGAAGGGTGGGAAAAGGTGTTCGGCGATAACGACCTCGACAATCAGGCCGGGTATATCGCGGCTATCAAGAGTGCGACTGCCGATGTGCGCGCGCTGCTGGACAAGCGGTTCGCCGGGGTTGCGGAAGACGACCGTCGCCGCCTTGCCGTGTCGGGTGTGCTGCTTAACTGCGTAGTGCGGATTTCGGGTGAGACGACCACCATCGGCGAGACGTTGGGCATGGGCATAAGCACGTCGTCGGCGATGGATGTGGCGCTGCACAAACTGAAAGCCAAGGCGGAGTCACTCGCGGAAGCGCATGACGGGCAGCCGCAGGAAGCCAAGACGATGGATACCGACGTCGACCAAGCCATGCGCGAGGCCGAGCTTGCCAAACAGGAAGGGAGGATGAACTGATGAACACCGTAACCGAAGAAGAACTGTGGGAGGTGCAGCTTCGGCACTGGCCGGAGTCGCGCCGCCTCACCGAGCAGGAAGTGGTGGACTGGGTGTTCGCGCCCGGCCTCACAGGTCAGACACAGGGACGCCGCGCCATGATGGTGGTGATCGCGTTGCAGAACCCGGTGCGCGTGTGGTATCGCACCCACGCAGCCAACACGCCTGCCGGGGCCATGCGTCCCGAGGGCGGCTGGATGGGCTGCCGCTACGGGAAGCATGACGGCGATTACATATCGGGCTTCGACAACGTCAACGGTTAGTTTGTAGATACAAACCAGCTTGGTACCGCCGCCGCCGCGCGCGGCGTACCAATCACTTAATGAAGGAGGTGTGACATGAGTGGAACATGGGAAGTAGTGAAGCGTGTCGTCGGGTCGTATCACGTGGAAGTCGTGCGTGATGGCATGGGGCCGATTGAAGCAACCGTGCTTGCTGACGAACTGAACCGCACAAGGCTGGGCTGGGGTGAAACTTACTCTGCCCGTGGTGAGCGGTGCGGCGAGATGGTGACTGAGGCCGTGGAGGAGTAACCATGATACTCCGGCGCGGAACCACGGTGAAGGTTACAGCGCATATGCAGCATATGCCGCCTGACTGGGTTGGCACGGTCGGGGGTCAGCACCCTAACTTTGAGGAGTTCTACAAGGTCATGCCGATTGACCCTGCCTTGCATCAAGTTGTGTACACGTTCTTCCGCGACCAAAGTGATGAGCCGTACGTGTGGGTGCGTGATGACCAGATGGTGATGGTTGCTGTAACCAAGGGGCTGTTCGGGGAGCTTCTTTTGAAGGAGTAGTTAGTACGTACTAATCGTGAAGTCAATTACTTAATGAAGGAGATGGAAATGGCAATGGAAATGAAAATCCGTACTGTTGTTCGCGTGGTAGCCCGTCGTGTGAACGTGATACACCCCCTGTGCAACCACGTCGTGGGTAAGCACCACACCTTTACCCACCGCGCGCTTGCGGGTGTGGTCGTGATGACTGCGGGCGTGGTCGTGGCCAAGACCATCGGACACAACGAGAACGAGATTGTCTCGCTGATCGGTGACGGCGTGGGGTACGGGCTGCATGGCTTCGGCCTGACCCCGTTCATTGAAGCGGCGCTGGCTGCCGAGGAGGTGTGACATGAAGTTCACGAAAGGTGAACCTGTGATCGTCAAGCCGGGCCATAACCGCTGGCTGGAAAGCGACTATGACGACTTCGGTTACACCGGGCCGCACAACTGGACAGGCGTGGTCATAGGCCACTGGGGTGTTGCGGAGTCGGAGGAAGTCGTGCTCGTCAGGCCGGACGACCCTGTCCTGCGCGATATAGCCGCGTCTTACCGGGACGGCGTACTCGACGAAGGCGTGGATAGCCCGGACTACTTCAGATTCTTTGCACGCACCGTCGAGTCGATTGCGGGGATGTTCTCGGAACCCGGACTGTTCGAGGAGGTGACGCCATGATTGAGTGTCCAGCCATAGGTACGCGCGTCATATGCAACGACGTGGAATTTCCACCGCAGTGGTCAGGTAAGCCATACTGGTCAGGCGTAGTCATCGGCCATATATCGGGCACTATCATCAAGGTGCGCCCCGACGAACCGGCGCTGCGCGTGATTGCGCGTGCGTACCGCGAGAGCGATGTCAACGACTGGTTCCAGACCAGCTACAAGGACTTCGACCCTGACCCCGGCATCGAACCCGGCCTGTTCGACGAGGTCACGTAGGAAACAGCTTAGTACCCGCCGCGCGCGGCCAGCAGCACCGCGCACCGGCATCATCAACGCTGCGAATCACTTAATGAAAGGAAGCACCATGATTGACGACGAAGTTTTTTATATCGCTACCGATAACGAGTCCTCTTACGGCTTGAGCGGGGAGTCGTTCACCGACGCCTTTGAAGAACTGGAAGACCAGATCGGCAGTACCGAGTTCACTGACTGCGAGTTCTACATCGCGCGCAAGGTCGAGGTCGAGATGAAGGTTATCCCGAAGGAGCAACTCGTCCCGGTCGAAGCCCCGCCTGTCCCGCGCCGCACCAAGAAGTAGTTTGTACGTACAAACCGAGTACCACCCCTGCGCAGTGGCAATCCTGCCACGCGGCAAGCTGCGCAGGTTTCTCAACGCCGCATTTTAGGAGCTAATCAAAATGGCTAAATTGACTGTTGCACAATTCACCGACCTCATCAACGCACTGGACGGCATCGACGCCGACGTGCACATCCATGTCGCGGTCAACTGCGACGTGGGTGATGCAGATGCAGTGCGTACCGTTGTCGGTGACGTGGCTACGGATGCACCGACCCCGGTGCCCACCCCGGCAGCTACCCCTGCCAAGACCGCTTCCGACTTCCCGGTCGGCGCGGCCATCAGCTGGGCGGGTCGCCTGTTCAACGGCGGCGGCACGGTAATCAAGCACAACCCCAACGGGAGCATTTCTGTGCGCATTACCGACTGCAACTCCCGGTCGCGCAAGCGTGTGAACCTCAATGTTGACGACCTCAACAGCGGGAACCTCACCTTGATGACTGCTTGACCGGCGCGCTGGTCTAGTACGTACTAGATCAGAGGGGGAGGGTGCAATGCCCTCCCCACTTAATCACTTAACAGGAGATTTAAACATGGGTGAAGATGAAGAAGACCCCATCGCAGCAACACCCCGAGCACCATCGCCGATGTATGGTGGCTTTGCCGTAGGTGATCGCATCGTTGTCAGACTCAACGGTAGCGACGAAGGATACCACGGGAGTTATTACGACGGTGACGTCGGTACTGTCGTGGATCGTGACGCATACGATGCAAGGAGTTACCCCGACTCGGTGCGCGTCGACTTCGACGACAACGAGGAGCAGGTGGAATACGACCGCACTAACTACCTTGTTGATCTATCTGAAATCAGACCGCTGAACATAGAGGGTCAGGAACCCGGACTGTTCGAGGAGGTGCATCATGATTGAAGACAACGCCTCGTCCAGCGAGGCCCCTGTCAACCCGCTACGGTTTGAGCCGGGGGATCGTATGTGCGTGAAGCCCCACATCGGGCGTGGGCGTTATGGCGGCTATTACGGGGGTGACGTAGGCACCGTCGTAGGCCCGTATTCGAGCGACCGGTCAGGCAGCGTCATCGTGGACTTTGATGCGCGCGGTCAGTACGGTCGACGAAGCGGGTATGCCGTGCTCAAGTCCGAACTTGAGCCGCTGAACGTGGAAGGTCAGGAACCCGGACTGTTCGAGGAGGTGCGCCATGTCTAGAATACTTGCACGTGACGCCAAGCATCACATCGCACGTCGGCAGCAGGTCTACACCAGCAACCGCTCCATACAGGGCCGCTGGACA